CTTCTTCAAAAGCCTGCGAGTCTGGCTATAACTATACCCGATATTCACCGATACCTCTGCGAAATTCTTTTTATCATGGTACACACCCCAGAGAATCTTATAATAGTCCCTGCCGCGCTCGCCATCATTCGCCATACCCATAATCTGACCCTCAATTCGGTTTTTCAGATTGATAAGCCGTTCCGCTTCCTTTCCAGCCTTCTCATAGCACTCCACAGCCTTTATCACCGCGTTCTCCATCTTATCTATCACCGGGGATGAATCTACTCTGTCCCCACTCGGCGCATGACCCATCTTTGTCGCCAGATCAATCCATTTCTGCGCCTGATTGCCGATATTGATTATGTCGTCATCTATGTCCTTTAACTGCTCTAAATAGTCTCTCGTTGTCATATTTCCTCCTATATAGGACTTCTCATTATCCTTGCCTTCTTATGCTCCCGCGAGTCAAACATCATGGCGAGCTGCGTTATAGCGTCTGGCGCATCGTCAAATAAATTTTTGCCCTCGGCAGAAAACATCGTCATTTCATCAATAGCCTTCCGATACTGCTCCGACGCTACATAAGTATGAATGTTATCCTCAGTCCACTTCTTTGTCGTCAAAAACTGAAAGTTCCGTTTCACAAAGTCTGAATAACCACTTATCTTATCCTCTTTTGACATCTTCACAGGCGCATTTTCCAGCTCTATCTTGCAATGGTGTATATGTCTTGCATCCAGCTCCTTCTGCACCTGCTCTGCGAATAAATCACCCCCTCGGTTTTTCTCGATTTTCAGCCTCGTAATGGTATGTTCCTCTATCTTATCCACGACCTCGGGAACGGTAAAAGCTACCGTTCTCTTGTCATGCACCCAATCCACGATAAACTTCTCTTCGCCATAATCCTTACATATAGGCATTGACAGTGAATCCCCCGCACCAAACGCAGGGTCGAGTGCCGCCCATGTCTTACACACTTCATCCGGCACGTCACCATCGAACCTTCTCAGTTCTTCCACCGGGAACGTCAAACCTTCCCTCACAAACGGCGCTTGCATATACTTAGCACACCACTCTGATTTATCCAGACGATTTCGTAAATCAACATAGTAATTAGTTGAGAAGCCATTAAACTCATACTGAAAGTTACTCTCATCGTCTTCATTCAGCGCTGGTATTTTCCTAAATCTTGCCCGCTCATTCCCGATATTCGCTTGTTCTTCCCGGACTAAAGGGTCAAGTACAGACCAGAGCGTACCCACTAAAATCGTTTTAGCGCCATCATTTTTTCTATCGACCATTACATTCAAATACTGCTGGTATGTATTCTCCATACGAGAAGCACTCATAGAATGTTCACGATCTCTCACTAAGTCGTCTACATACAAATATCCATCGCGGGACACGTCAATAGCACCCGTCCATGTTGAATCACTACTCCTGCAGCTAAACGTTGCAAATTCATCTTTCTTTCCCAGATTAATAGTCAGCTCCGCAGGATCACTTGACTTCTTCTCGACGACTTTCTTCATTTTGGGATTATGGTACTGAAACAACTCAGAAAACGTATACTCATCCGTATCCGTCAGATTTTCCAGACCTCTAAAGAATCTCTTGACTAACTGGCCTGAGTGACCGCCCATAGCATTATGAGACATAGGCTTCCGCAACCCCACCCAAGTCAGAAAGAATATACACAAGGTCGATTTTCCGACTCGTGACGGCATCGACAAGCCATAAGTATCCAATTTATCATCCTCTAAGTCCTGCATATCCGCAGCAGGCACACTCAGAGTCTTTCTCCGGGGAACGTAAAACCGCTTCTCATACGGTCTATTCTTCTCCATATAATACATATAAGATGTGAAAAGATACGGTGCTTCGATTTTAAACAGCCTATACGCCAGATCAATCATGTCATGCTGTCTCTCATGCTCCTGCATCCACTTTTCCAGCAGCCAGAAATTCCCGCCTTTTGTCTGCTCAAACACCCACCTTTCAAACATCTGATGGTTAAATTCAGAGATATGCCTTCCATACTCCAAATCTTTCTCTGTCTCATAGGCAACGGCCGCCGCATCAACCATATATTTAAGTATGGTCTCATCGACTCCCTTCAAATCTATGTAGTTTTTATAAGACTCATACGCCCTTATCAGTTCCGGACTCGCCATAACCTTCCCTTACTCCCGATGCAAATGCCATGAACTTTAATACAGCCTTCGCAGTCCCCATGATCGTTACAAACCAACTCGCTAATTCAAACCACAGCGGGTAATCTTCTCTTATACTGATATACATTAATAGGATTCCTACTATCATCTTTTTACCCCTAATATTTGGTCTATCCACCGTTTCGGATTACATCTCCCCCTTCTCAATGGCCTGCCATGATACTTTCTATGGTTATTTGTTTCCAAAGTGAATGTGAAACTTTCAGTAACAGGCATCATCCACGGTGGCTCTACGGTATCTACCGTTGTAACAGGACTTATCGCAGGAATCGTATCTATCGGTTCATACCCGTCCTCTGTCTCCACATACAGCTTTCCGTCTATTGTTTGAGGCATACCCATAGGACTCATCCTTCACCTCTCCATTTCATTTCTGATTCGCTTTATCTCATAATCAAGTCGCATGACTTCTTTCCACAAATCCATCGCTTTCTGATTCCTCTCGGCTTGTCCTTCCTCTATAACCATCTCGCCTTCTGAACCGATAAATGTATACTTCAAAGCGTCCATCGCAGCCTTCTTATACTCTTTATACGCTTCCTGTTTCCCAAAAATCGCACTCTTTAGTATGAGTTCCCAATTAGGCTCGTTCATCTAACCACTCCTTCATTTCGGGGTCTGCTACCTCTACTTCCTCGGTGCAGCACATACAGTAATACTTACCCTCACTCTCAATCAGTTGTTCCTCACACTTGGGACACACAGGACACTTATATTCCTCTTTCATCACATAATCGTATTCAGTTCCCCACACAGCGAACATATCTTATCCCCCACACGCGATACCCGCGACCTTTCATGTCCACCTTCCCCTCATCCGAGAGTTTCAACATATAATACGCCACGCTCGATGTAGATTTCAGCCCTACGCCCTCACCAATCTCTCTATATGTCGGCAGCATCCCATTCTTACAGGCGTATTCTTTAATGAACTCCAAAATCTTCTCTTTCATGGCTGCTCCTTTATACTCCACGGGTCAGTATGCTTTAATTCCTTCGACAACTCTACTCTCACATCGCCCTCATTAAAGATCACCTGCACCCGTCCCATTCGGGTATTCGCACAAAAGTCGTCAGTTATCAAAATCTGCGCATCGTTCGTGAACTTATGCGTCTTTCTCAAATCCTCTATCGTATCTAACATCGTCTGTACGGTTATCACAGTATCCCCCTCTCCACGGCCTTCGTCGCTTTATCCAACACACTCTGCGGATCAAGGCATTTATCCCGGCAGGCTTTCTCAAATTCATCGGTGTATACACTCGGCAGAACTAATTTACCGTCACTCACCACCAGAGTACCCGCTGTCAGGCATTCATCTACGCTTTTTAAGAACCCTTCCAGCGTCCCGCCACACAAAGATACCATCTCTTCGATATCTTTTAGCTCTTGCTCCAAAGAAGACTTTTCCTCAATTTTCGTGGTGTCCACACCCATTTCAGGCAAAAATCTCTGTCCGTCAAACCCAATTTTCCCGGACGCCAACATCTCATGCACGCACTCCACCATCCTATTCAGAGGTTTATCCTCAAAATAGTCCGCTGTCTCATTCGCTATCCTGATCGTTTTTGTTCTCGTTTTCGTACTCGCCATCTTATTCCCCTCGGTGTATACACTCAAAAAGTCTATTTTAAAAGGGGACGCTTCACGGATAATCAGTTCCTATCGGTCTCAACCCTTAAATTATCCCGTCCCCTTATTACACTTAGTTACCTTCTACGGTCATCTCAATCACCCCCTTTCGACAGGGCTGAATGGACTCGAACCATCAATCTCGGGAATCAAAATCCCGCGCCTTACCGTTTGGCTACAACCCTCTATTTGCAGTACGGGATTTGAACCCGTATCAGCCTCTCCGCCGCTCTCCCCGTTAAGCTAACTGCAAACCAACGCACGTTCTACGCATCGTGTGAAGCAGCAGCCATGCCACACGCCATTTCAAGCTACCGCTATGCGTATATTCCGTGGGTGAGGATTCGAACCTCACATAGTTAGCACCTACTCCTACTCGCTAACCTTATCCCTTTTTATTAAGCGTCTACCCTTTCCGCCACCACGAAGATGTGTCTATATGAGGTTTTATTTATTCGCCCATCTATATATCAAAACTATCGCTACAAACAGCACCAAGCCTACCCACGTCGGACACAAAACCCATATCCACGACCAACTTATCACTCCACACAGTTTCAATACGATAAACGCTATCTGCAACAATCCTGTAAAACCGATGCCGTTTGATTTACTTTCTTTCATTTTCGCCTCCTTTCAGTATTCCCCCTATGGAGAAATGATACCTCGATTCTTCGTCTCCGAAACCCGCAAGGCCTTTATGGACGAGGGGTTAAGGGTGTATACACTGTATCTTATTTTGGTGCGAGGGGGGCTTACCCCGCCGCATCGCCGCATACGCCGCGACCCCTACGCCCAGAAGCCCGTAAAAGTCACGAAACATTATAGAATGGTAACCCAAAACGGCATATTATACCGCATTATCAGTCAAGAAGCCCGCCGAACCATCAAAAACAGGCAATGCCCCGCCCGCGTGAGTCTCTTTTGCGCTTGTATGTATAATCTCGGTGGATTCACGCCAGCCAAGCCGGGCTTTTGTGTAATAAATACGCCCCGTGGGATTTTCTCGAGAGTCACAAAGAGCCACGGAAAGCGCAGCGGATTCTATATCATGGACTTTTTGCGCAATTTGGACACTCGAAGAAGTTAGCCCCCGCCCTTGATAATCATTGAACCATTGACGCGAAACACCCGAGAAAGCGACGAAATCAACCGCCAGCGGAATGTGTTTGTAGTATCCTGTTAATTTTTCCCATATAGGGACAAGAGCAGCCACGGCGGAAGGGTTGTATATTTTCCCGCCGTGGGACTTTTCGCGGGCATGATCCCGAAGCACGCCGGAAGCCTGTATTTTTTCGCCAATACTCAGACATAAAGAGCGCCATTGAATAGCAGCGCATTTTTCCAAATCAATATTGTTTTGTAGTGCGTAATCTTGCAGCCAGCCCGCGACCGTATCCGAGAAGCCGAGCGGCAGCCCGTCAGCGTTTATAATATCGCCGTTTATATCGTCAGACAGCCCCACCACGGCATTATTATTTATAACCCCATCATTTATAGCGACGTTATTCTTTACGCCGTCAGGAAGCCCCACAGAGCCGCCGATCATGTTATTGTATCCATTTATATCTGTATTGTTTTTTGAAGTCGTCACGCGGTCAGAAGCCGCCGCCCGTGATCTTTTTTTATATGATCTTTTAGTGTGTACCCCGTCAGCAGACCCGCCCGCGATCATCTCAGGAGACGCCGCCGGGCTTATATCCTGCAGAGAGTCACCCAGAACCACACCCACGGAAGCAGCCGCCCCGGGAACGCTGGACAAGTCCCCCGCCAATATTGCGCGAATCTTTGCGGAGTCCGCCTTATATGAAGCAATAACCCGCAAAGAGTCCGACTCTGATATATTATAGTGATCCTTTATAAGCGCCGCCGCGCTTTTTATCTGGGGAATACTAACCGCCATATATAACCGCCTTTATAAGTGTTTACACCTGAAAAACAAAAAGCCCGCAGCCGTATGTTATACACATACAACTGCGGGAAATATACACCGCTTTTTATATGATCCCGGGGAAGCCGTCACCGGGTTTTTTATGATCCTTTACACCCTTATATTATAGCACTTTTTGACGCATAACGCAAGCAAAAACCGCATAAAATAAGGCTTTTTTAGCTGTTTTTTTCGTCGTATTCTATAAAATCATATTGAAACGACGCCCCCAGCGCAGCCGCGATCTTCTGCAGATCAGACACGCGGAAGTCATCCCGGGCAAGTTGTTGCGTGAAGTTTTGCGGAGTCTTGCCAAGAGTCCGCGCCAGCTCAGACAGAGACAGCCCACGCCGGGAGGCTAATACTTTTATATTTTCTGCACAAGTCAAATCTCTCATAGTTTCATAATAAACCCGCTTTTTTATAATGTCAACCGCTGATTTTATTGTATAAACTATACAATTTATACATAAATATTTTAGTTAAATTTTAGCGTGTAAAATGTAATTTTATGCTTGACAATGTAAACTTTATAGTTTATACTTGCATTAACAACAACAAAAGAAAGTTACCAAAATGTAGAAAGGAGACGCAGCCACATGAAGACATACACAATAATAATTGACGGTCAGACAATCGGAAAGCAGGAACTCACACCCGAGGAAGTAAAAAAGTATAACGCCGCCGGGATCATCTGCAGAAAGGAGACCGCAAGCAAATGAAACCTATTGATAATTATCTGCAGAACCTAACCAACAACGCCCGCGGACAGCTTGAAAACATAACCAGCCGGGCAAAAGTTGAAGCCAGAACAAACCGCAAAGACGCGGACGCAGTCAGAGACAGAGCCGCCGACACTATAAACGACATATTAGAAAGACTCTGGATAAATGGCTACATCATACACGAGGAATATACCGCAATAAGTAAATACTATTTGAAGCAGCTAAAAAGAGCCTAAGCACTACCCCACAACCAGTCCGAAAAGTAAACGGCAGCGGGCAAGAGCCGACAGCAGCCGCCGAACACGGACGAACAAAAGCCCCGCAGGCGATAAACGCGGACAACATAAACAAGCCCGGACGGGCAGCAAATAAAGAAAAGGAGAATAAAACCATGAGAGATATTACTTTTAAAGATTATTTTTGCGGCAACAAGATAAGCGAATACGGCAGGAAAAACGGACGTGTTGACTATGCCACACTTGTGAAAGCGTTTGATGCAGTATTAAACAACAATATCATACAGGCGACGGGCTGGGAATACTGGGAGCAGGAAAACGGATATATTGACAACGAAGACGAGATCGACGAAATCCGCGAGCAGATCGAAGAACTCGAAGCAGAAAAGGAAGCCGCAGAAGAGAGCAGCCCGGAAGCACTCGAAGACAAGATCGAAGAACTCGAAGCAAAGATCGACGCACTCGAAGACAAGATCGAAGAACTCGAAGAGGAGCAGATCCCCGGCGAAATATTTCAGTACTACATCATAAGCGACAACGGCGCGCGAATCCTTGAAGACTACACTAACGAGATAGTTTTTTATAACTCAGAGCTTGACATGTATGTCTGGGGAGTGACGCACTGGGGGACAAGCTGGGACTATGTTTTGACAGATATACAGTGTGAGCGCGACGAGACCGCGAGAGCCTAAAAGAAAGGAGCTGCAAACCATGAGACATAAATCATTCTATTATACCGGGAAGACATACCAAAACGCGACATATACGGAGAAATATACAAGAGTCTCCCGCTGGATCAAAATAGACTACACCCCCACCGAGAACGCCCGCCCTTTTTTCAGGCATGACAACAAGAGATATTATCTTGATGATTTTTTAAGAACAGGAAGCCCGTGGAGCGCAGGCATAGCAAGCGAGATCAAAGCCGCCGACGGTGAGACGGTAATCCTTGCAGGATATGAAGCAGAGCAATACTATAAACCGCTTTTTGTAGAACTTGACGAAGCAGGAGAAGCCGCCCGCCTTTACAGATACGAAGGAAGCGAAACCGAATAAAACCCACCACGAAAGGAGAACAAAAACATGATGAAATTATTAGAAGACTTGACACCGGAAGAGCTGCAGAATCTTTATAGAGTAAACAAGAAATTGAAAGAACTTGCAGCAGAAGAAGCAACCGAGACCGCAAATTTTTGGATATCCGAAATTTTAGGATATTTTAGCAACATCCGCAGCATTGATTATAACATAGGATACCCGGGAACGTATATGCAAGTAAAGCCGCAGGCATACCCCGCTTTTATTGAAGCCTGCCAAGAAATGACAAAAACGTTTTGTATATTATCACCAGAGACCGAGAAAAAAATCACAAGAGCCGCCGCCCGCGTTGAATTTTACAACGACGCCCGGAACGGATACGAGGCTATAAGCGACGCAAAATATTGCCAGCTTGAGAAATGGATTGACAATATAGTGAGAACCGCAGCCGGAGAAATTGCGAACCATTGCGAAAACGAACTTGACGCCAGCTATACAGAGGAAGCCGCCCGCGATCATCTCGAAATTTTAGTTGATAATATCGGCAAAGACTACGAGACCGACGGACGCTACATATACGAAATACAGCGCAGAAAATACGCTTGACATGATCCCGCAGGAAGCCAGCCGAGCGCCGGAGCAATCCCGGCGGCGGGATTTTACCATAAACCACCCACAAAGGAAGGAGAACAGAAAAAAATGGAAGAGTTAAAAGTATATCACAATCATTATTATGACAGCCCGTCAAGCATAGCGGAAGCACTGCAGAAAATAGCAGAAGCCCCGGAAGAAGCCCGCGACGGGTTAACAGACGCGCTTTATTTTCTGCAGGCAGCAGCACAAAACGAATACAATCCGGATTATTTTCGCATATTATACAACGTGCTGCAGATTATCACCGAAAAGACACTATAAACCCGGGCTTGCAGATCATAACGAAAGATGAAAAAATTGCGCTTGAATCTGCAGAGATTGACGCATACAGCGACCGCAAAAAAGAACTTGAAGCAACGACAGCAGCATGACGAAAGGAGACCCGGAGCAGATGAAAAGAGAAATATTCACAAGCCGTGATTTTATACTCGAAGCCATGAAGACCAACGGCGAAACCATAACAGCGACAATATACCAGAACCCCGGACGCGCTGCAGTTTTTTGTCTATCATACAACAGCAGGAAAACCACGGAGACCGTCACAACAGCCAGCGACACCCAGACCGCACACCCAGAAAGGAGAACGACAGCCACATGACGCCGGGAGAAATCCCGAAAACGACAGCCACATGACACGCAGACAGCCCCAGAGAGACCCGGAACGGATGCAGGCGAACAAACACCCGCCCGAGATCATACCGAGCCACCACGGGCAAAAACGACAGCACAATGACAGAAGCATGACGAACGGAAGCCGGGAAAGCTGCCAACGGGAGAACCACGCCCGAAACCATGACAGCGCCATGACGGGAGAACCACGCCCAAAAGCGGAAGCCCTGAAAACGCCCCGAGACGGCACGAAAGAACCGAGACCACACAAACGGACGCCGGAAGCGATACAGAGCCACCACGAGCCGCAGAGAAAGCGACAGAGCCATGACAGCACCAGCCGCCCGCGATCATCTCAGAGAGCCGGAGCGGGCAAAGATTGACAGCAGCATGACGGTGGAAAGCTGAAAACAGCAGCAGAGACGGACGCAGAGACGCACCGCAGGAAGCGCCACAAGCCCCACAGAGACACGAAACGACAACAGGCGAAGAAACACCCACCGAAGCACAAAAAGCCCGCCACAGGCCGCAGAGACGCCGCAAACGGCGCGCACAACGCAAACGCAGCAAATAAGCGCATTTCAGGGTTTTAGGCAAAAAACGGTATCAGAAATCGGATCAGAATTTTGGGGTACTGAAAAATCGACCGAAAAATCTGAAAAAACGGCAAAAAATATCCGGGGTAAAAAAGCCGACCCCCCGGGGGTATCAAAAAAATCTGCCCTAAAAATTTTTTCGAAAATCGAAAGGAGAAAAAACAATGAGAGACACCGCAATGAGCATTTACTTAAATCTGATAGATATGGACTACATGGACTACAGCGACACGCTGGAAAGCGATCTGGACTACATCTGCAGCTTATTAAAGAACCACAGCCCGGAAGAGACCCGGGAGATACTTGAAGAGATAAGATACTAAGAAGGGAGAAAACTATGAAGACAGCAGACGTATTAAAGGCAATACCCGAGAAAAACATGAACTATCTGAAAACACTTAAAGCAGGCATTAAAAAAGCCGCGGATCGCCCGGAACTTGTAAAAGAATACAAGGCAACAGCACGCGGCTATATCAGATGCCTTGAAGACAACGGCATTATAGACAGTTTCAGGACAGTTTGGTGCTGGTTTACAGTTTGAGAAGGGAGAAACTATGGCAACGATCATCACATTAATATATCTGATAAGGAGAACAAAATGAAAAGAGTTGACGAGTATATCACCGAAAAAGAACAGCAGGAATTTTGCGCGAATTGCAACGAAATCTGCAGCAGGCATTGCCCCATCCGCAGGAAAGCCGAAGCACGTTACGACGAAGAAGCAAAGCAGGAAAACGAAAGGAGATAAAACAATGGGGAAATACGTTACCAGAGCCATAGACAATCAGGAATATGAGCGACTTATAAAGACCATCCGTATAGGCTACACATACAACGGCGTAAAGCACCGCCCTAACGACCAAATAGCAACGATCCTTGTATTAGAAGGCAATCTCGGATGCAGAATAGGCGACATTATATCGCTGACAACTGACAGCTTTATACTCGACGGCGGTATCTGGAAAATCAATATCACGGAGCAGAAGACCGGGAAGAACCGCTGTTTTATAGTCCCGAAGCCCGTAAAAGACTTCATAGACCACTACACTACCGCCAACGGTATCACCAGCGGGAGACTTTTTGACATCGAAGCACACGCCGTCAGGAAGCAGCTCAGAGCTGCCACGGCATATCTCGGCATAGAGAACACCAGCACGCACTCATTCAGGAAGAAAATCGCAAACGAGCTTTACGAGCAGACCGGGCATGACATAGAGGCAGTGTGCGCATTTTTGCAGCACTCATCAATAAACGTTACACGCGCATATATCCGCAGAAGTGACGCCCAGCTTGAAAGCGCAATCGCAGGATCAGTAAATATCGTATAAATATTGACATTTTTCAAAAATAGAGGATTTTTGACTTAAAAAATATGGTATAATTTTGGGAGACCGTTTTTGATATGGTCAGGGGGAGAAATCGAGCCAACTTTTATCTGAGCCAAAAGCACGACCCTACCGGGGTATCAAAATATTGTGCTTTAGGGCTGAGCCGAAAAAGGAGATCATTATGGATGATATAAAGGAACGTATAAAAGAAATATCCGCAAACTTATTCTTATGCAAAACAGCTATCGCTCACACCGAAGAGATAGTTGATTCTGAGATGGTAGATAAGGCACTCTACTCCATCATTAAAGAGCTGGACACGCTCGCTGATTCTATTGACAATTAATGCTTGCATCTTTATGGGAGCTATGATAATATAACGCCACGACCCGCGTAAGCGGTAAGGTATTTATAACGCACGAAGAACCCCGTCAATGGGGTTCTTCTCTTTTATTCAGCGTTTTATTGTATTTCCCCATACTTATTTATGGCCTCATTCCATGCTTTACTTGTAGCAAGTAAGCTGTTTTGCTTTTCAGCTAACTCTTCAAGAACACCCTTGTCCTCATCCATTTTTCTTCCACATTTAGGGCAATATTTGTCAGCACCATATTGATGCAATTCCATGTGCCATGTTTGAGGATCTAAATCAAAACCACATTTTGAACATCTAACTTGATAATATATAGGGTCGCTCATTCCATCATCTTGTACAGGCATTATCCAATGTGCTTTTCCTTTAGCAAGTGCCGATGACCAACAATGATAGCAATTATTATAGTGTTGTTCTCTATCACAATCTTCTCCACTAAAAGTATTCTCAAATCCTATATCTTTAGGACAATGTATATCTCTCATTAGCTTTCCTCTCTTTCCCTTAAAATCGTTGATTTACCAATTAACGGCTATATCTATCTGCTGTGGGTTCGTCATTATGAATGTCCCTGTATCAACCACAATTCCCATTCCCAGAGATGTATTCACCAATGATCCGTAGGGATGTATCTTCTGATCGGCGGCAACCATGATGTAGTCTCCGAGCATCTTTGCACCATCCTCTCGTTCCCAATACTCACCTTCGATTCCTTTCTTCTGAGCATTGCTTACGACCTTCTTCATGGGGAGATTATAGTATGTTTCCTTATGCCCCTCAAACTGAACCGTCCCCTTGGATTTAGTCAGGACTCCTTCTGCCGGAACGGGAGTCGGATTCAGGGATAATTCTTTGGTTTCCTCTTTGATCTCTTCTACATCCTGCTCAATTACCTCTTCGGTAGTCTCTATCTGTTCTACTTCCTCAACTATCTCTTCGACCTTTTCTTCGATAACCTCTGTGGCGGGTTCACGGGTGATATACACCTTTGGATAAGCTGACGTTATCCTGTCTACGGTATCTAAAGTCCGCTTGCATAAGTAAAAGTTAAAAGCCATACTAAAGATCGCTACGACCGCTATAATGATCGTACAGTTTCGCATATACCTATTGTTTCGTCTTTCTATCATCATTCTCCTTCCTTTATCATTTCCGCGTTGTAATGTTTGATAAATTCATTTAATTCTTCTTCGGATAAAAGACTTGTACCGCAGCAATCACACGGCATCCCCGCCCTTACGTTAAAGATAGAAGTCGGATACTTACCATCTTTGTTTTATCTCCTACATTCAACTGTTTCTGTATCCCTATATCATTAGTATATCTATATATCATCACCCGTTCTCCTTTCCTCTATGTCAGTTTCCCAATCACATGGGACGGTGCTTTGCAATTTACACCCTACAAAATCCATGTCAGCATTAAAACTCTTGTCACGTTCACCAAATACACATTGTCTACATTGCGTTTTATTGCAATAGTTTTTTATCTGCTCCAATGCTTTCATCGGTGGTCTACTCATATTTTCATCACCTCACCTCGTAAAGTTCTATTCTCTTACCACATTTCCTACAAACATAAATGTACGATGTGCCAGCCCTATGACCTACCGCCTGCTCATACTCCCAAGTGCTGCCACAAATATTACAATGGCCACCATTCCAGAGTTTATCCTCATGCCTTATACAAGCCTTAGTTATGCCAAAGAAAAACGCAGCAAATAATAATACAATCGCAATTATTGCTATAATTTCTGGTAAAAAATTTCTTAATTTATTCATTTTTTCACCTCACCTTCTGCCTTGTACTTGTCGATAATAGAAATACATTCTTCCCTTGCTTTATTTCTCTCAATCTTGTAACTCGGCATATTGAATTTTGGAATACTTGAATCATATTTGCCAATAATGCTCTCCATGTTGCCTTCTATCTCGGCTCTTATCTTGTCAAGCACAGAATCTTGCTCTAATGCTTTGATTGCCATATCTATCACATAATTAAAACTGTCTATGGTTATATCCCACACGAAAGTATTAGCCCCACTATTACGGGCTTGTTCTTTTAACAGTATCAAGCATTTTGTCAATTCTTCTATTGTCATTCTTTGTCCTCACTTTCCCGTGGCTCTCGGCTCTTTGTAACCTCACACTCATCACACCCTATGCCGTTATACTCATTTATCCTAAACACCTCTTTATGTGTAGTGTAAACCTTTTCGATATGATTACACGTTCTATCAGAGGCAAGTGCTTTAAGTGCTTCTTCCATAGTTTCAAAACCGCCATATCCCGTTCCACCATCATCATATATCATATAGTATTCTTCTCGTCTCTCCCCCTTTTCTGCTTCTTGTATGAGGTCGCATCCGTTTGTTCCATACCACTTACACATTTCTGCATGAATACAGTTTTTGCACCACTCTTCGCCCGCGCGAGTTTTCAGACGGCCATCCTTCCCTTTATTGGTTAATATCTCCCGTATACCTTCCAACAACACTTCCGTTCTTGCAGAGTATTTTATGTCCAACGCTTCGAGCATCTTTTCTATTCTATCTCTCATATGCACCTCACACTATGTTTCCTGTTGACTTATAGTATCTTACGTCTATCCCGGTACACTCCAAACAGTTCTCTTTCATATCCCAGCCGTTATTATATGAGTCATTCCATATCTCTTGACTCCGTAATACTACTCTCTCTATATCTTCGGGTTCTAACTTCAAACCGTCATACATTGCAAGGATAAGAGAAGCGTATACATCCGGGACAATCTTTTCACTTATACGTCTGATAAGCAGCTTGTCTTTCAGATTCAGCCCACCATGATATTTACTTGCCATTCTTCTTCTCCTTATACTGTTTCTCGACTTCTTTCACTATGTAATGCTTAAGTGCTTCCTCTACTGATATCTCGTGCTTTGTGCAGTATTTGTCTACAAAATCTTTGAAGTTTGCGTTTGAATTGTATGTCTCCATCCTCTTTACCTACCTTTAATATTGTTTCACTCACCCCATGCCCTATGTGATACCGTAAGCCGCAGGCACAATCTACAGGAACGTCATATCCAGCATCAAACTTTAGCCGATCCCTGCGATTCCACCAATACTTAGCACCGCATACCGGGCAAGTTATTATATTCATCCATCGACCTCTGCAAAGTTTTCCGATGCCCACTCTTCGCCGTGTTCGTCGATCATACATTCCATAAAGTCGTTCTTATAATTCTCTATCAAACATTTAAGGCAATAGTGCTTATCCCCGTCTTCATACAGCCTTGTCACACCGTCTATCGTATCCGCATCACAGTTATGTCCATCGCATACATAGTGGCTGACGTGCTTTCTTCCACAATGGATGCAGCCCTGCGGACAGCCCACGCAATAATCATCCGTTCTCCGCATCTGCACCACCTTCCCACAGGACGTATACGCTTACGGTCTTGCCTGTATATTTACATTTCTTCTTTCCTACAATATCTACTACTCCGTTCTTTAACATCTCTGTCAGGCGCGGGCTTGCAAAATTGCGTTCGCTTGTGGGGATATATCCCTTCCGCATCATTGCCACAGCTATCTCTTTTGCGGTCATTCCATCTGACCCTGCCAGACATTCAATAATCTGGCGATATCTCTTCTGCTTGTCTACAGTTTCGTGAGCCTCGGCTCTGGTTTCACTCGGTATCGGATCACAGAAGAATTTACCTTCCATCATCCCGCATCTCCTGACGCTGATGTTCATGCTCTAAGTCATAAATCATGGCAAGCGTTGATGATATCTGCGCAAGTTTCAGTATTACGATCTTCTTAAAGTTATTTACTTCCCCGTCTTTCAACGCTTCTCTGTCCTCATTGATAATGTCAATTAATCTACTCATGCCTTCCCCCCTTTATACTCTAATCCGTATTGTCTTCGTCTCGCTCTATGCTCTGGAATACTGTTATATTCTTTCATGTAAATCCTTCGCTTCTCTTTTTCTTCATCAGTCATGTTCTCCCTGCGTATCTTTTCTCTCGCGGCCTTTATCTGAGTACACTTTATGCAGCATACCTTTCCGGGGATTGCCCGTTCTCCGCAACTGCACATACCTATTCGTTTCAAATACTCATACCGCTCTTTTCCCTTATCCCTGTAATACTGTGCATCGTACCTTTTCACTTTTCTCCTTTCGCTATTACGTTTAATGCTTCTGCTACACCCAATGCCATACGGTCTGCCAGCGGGTCATTGCCATATTTAATCTCGATATCCTTCATCGCTTTTACCATGTCATCCCAATATTGATCGTTGTCTTCTGGAATTGCGAAGTTCTGGTAAAAATCCCATATTTCCCTAAATATATGCCACTCTTTACTATCCTTCTGAATCTCTTTCCTCATACATCCCCCTTAATCAAACGGTGTAGCCTTGCTCTCGGCCCTAAAACTCATTGTCGCCCCGTCAAACAGCAGATCATATCTGTCTACTATTCCATTCCTGCTCTTGCTTGTCTTAAAACCTTTCAAGGTTCTATCCGTTTCATCTTTATCCCAGAGGAAGAAAACAATACTTGCATCTTGCTCCAAGCTGCCGCTCTCCCTCAAATCGGATAGCTGCGGCTCTTTAGTCTGTCTGCTTTCCGATGCCCTGCTAAGCTGCGATAAAGCGATGATCGGTATATTAAAGTCCATCGCCAGACTCTTTATTGACTGACTTAACTCAGCGACTTCTGCTACCCTATTTCCCTTATAGCGATTATCCACAATTAGTAGCTGCAGATAATCTATGATGATGATGTCAAACTTATAGTGCCGCATATCCTTGCGGATATCACTTACGGTCTTCGCACCCGTAAAAATGGTTATCTTGTCTTGCTTCGATAATTCCTCTATAGCCTTGCGATATTTTGCTTCTTCATCGTTCAGGAACGCTTTTGCAAGCCTTATCCGGGTAACTGATATCCCCGTCTTTGATGCAATAAATCTTTCCAGCAACGCGGTCTCCTGCATCTCGCAGTTATAGTAACCAACCTTTAAGCCCTGCCTTGCGAACTCCCACGCCCATTGAGTAGCCAGCGCACTCTTGCCAACACTCGGTCTTGCGCCTAAGATAATCAGATCGCCACCCTGAAAGCCGCCCGTCAAACTGTCTATCCCGTCTTCATTCAGTAGGATCAGATTATCCTCACGATCCTGAAAATACTTTCCGCTATGTTGTCTGGTGATCTCCGCTACCGTATGTCCTTCACTTACCCTGCCGCTCCGCAGCGCGTCTAAATCACCTATAATCTTTTCAAGCTGCTCATCTATCTCTGCATCTTTAATCTCTGCGCTTCCGAGTATCTTGTCTATCTGCCGCTTTTTGTAGTTGTTCTGGATAACGTTCGCATAACTCTTTATCTGATATGCCATTGCGCTCTTTCCGGCGCATCTTGCTATTGCATCGTTTATCTCATAATCCTCAAAGCCTGCCGCTGACATCCGCTGCATCAGCTCTTCTATTGTTAACTCTCGCTTCTCATCAAAGGCTTTTGAGTATTCCATGAACGCCCGTCCCAGCGTCCCACTTTCAAACATCTCCGCAGAAAGCACTCCGTATATATCCTCTAATGCGTCTCCTCGCATCATTAGACATGAGATCAGGCTTTCTTCTGCTTCTATGTCAATCATTGTTGGTATCCTTCTTCATGTTTTTGTCGTATGTGATTATCCTATGTATCATGCCGTATAACTCCTGTGCTTGCTCAAACGAAAACGCCACATATATAGGTTCTGACATACTTGTCTTTAGCTTATCCTCTAAGATGTTATGTAATATTTGAAGTGCGTTCATCTATTCCCCTTTCAAATCAGCGTTTTATTGTGTTTTCATCCCTAAACTTATCCATAATATTTCATGCGTCTTGTCATTTTTGCCCCACAATGTGAGCAATATGGTGTTAAGCGACCTATATCTTTGCATTCGCTACAATAAGTCCTTTTTATAGTATTGTCTGTTATCCAAAACCCTGTTGGTTCACCCTTTAGCGCTTCTATTGCCTTTTCAAGTGCTTCATGGTATTGATTAAGCGTATACGGTGTATACATAAAGCCATTTTCTTTGCATTGTTCAATAATTGTTATTGCTTCTTCTCTTGTCATACTTCCTCACTTTCTGCCTTGTATTTATCAATAACCTGCAAAATCCCGTATAATGTCATGCCTTTTTCATGATTATTAACTCCATGTACTATCGGATATGCGTTTTGTTCTATCTCTGCTTTTATATTGTCAAGCACACTCTGCTCTATTGCGTCTTGTTCTATGGTTTCAATAACCTTTTTTATTGACGGTTTGTAGTAAAACGGTATATTCTCAGCCTTTAACAGATTATTTAATTCACTAATTGCACCACCTATTGTCATTCAATCACCCTCTTTCAGCGTTTTATTGTGTTTCTTTACCTTCAAACAAGAAACAATACCCATCTTCTTTTGTCTTGCACCCGTCCCCCCATTTTGTGCATATTTCATGTGCAACTATCAAAGGGATTCCGTCAACTTTAGCTACGCTGTCATATTCAAAATATTTGCAATCTTTACAATGCCCTGTCCTCTGCTCTGATAATGCCTTGATTGTTTCAATCACCTTTTTTATTGACGGTTTGTAGTAAATCGGTATATCATCAGCCTTTAGTAGATTGTTTAATTCACTAATTGCGCCACCTATTGTCATTCTTCCACCTCATTTCAGCGTTTTATGTCATTTCTCATTCAAGATACACTCGCCTAATTCAACCACCTTCTCGGCTAAACTCTTGAACATTATCTGCATACCTTTGCACACCATCCACAAAAGCACATTACTTATTGTCAGCCCTATTACCATAATTGTTAAAAATACTGTCATATCTATTCTCCTCTCAAAATTCCAATAAAATCGTTGTTTACTTCTTTCCCAAAAACTTCATAAACGGTAAATATATCTTCTTGAACTCTGCTAATGCGATTGCGATTGCCAGATAAGCGACAACTACATCTACGAACATTGCGGCTACGAATAATGCGTATAATCTCGTCATATACTCACCCCCTTGCCATGTACGATTTGCCTTTTTGGTTAAGAAAATCGTATCATGCGCTATAGGGGTTCGAGTAGTTTTTACTGCCGAATAGCTGTTCATTTTGACGAATGGTCGTCGCCCGGTTTCCGCAACTTTTTGCACCAAGAACCGCTCTTTACCTCGTCAATCTGCCTGTCCTTCTATGCACTCGATTTCGTTGTCGTACCATTCTTTCGATCCCCACATTCGGGACAATATTTACTCTTAACATCTTGTATCGTGCCGCATACTGCGCATTTGGCGTATATCCATCTACCCATTTTGTAGTCTATCCATTTTCCTGCTTTCTCTGCAGCACGCTTACCAGCTTCGTAGCCCATCATATAGGCTTCTTCCGGGGAACGTTTTTCAAGATTTATCTCGTTCATTGTCTTCACCCTCTACCACCATGTAGACTATGCTGCTGTATGGATAAAATACGCTTCTGTCTTTCATCTCAAACTTGATACCATGATCCTGATAATCAACTTCGGTCTCCTTTGATGTATGCGTGTGCGTAAATTCGTTTGTCAGTTTTAATGTGTATACTTTCATATCCCCTCTATCCGCCTCTCTACGGCTCTTAAAATCTATGGCCGATACATTTACCACCTATGCTGTTTTCGTGCCACCACAAGGCTGTCTGCCGCGTTTCCGACACCTTTACACTTTTACTGTCTTAATACACTCTACGAAGTCTATTGTGCTTTCAGTGCAGCCGTTAACATACTGAACTATCGCCGCATATAACCTCACGGCCTGCTCCGGCGTCTTCGCTCTCTCTAAGAACTCAGACTTGCCATTGCCGATCTCGCCGCTACCGGGAAAGTATGCACGCGTCATTTCGTAATATCTGAGAATGTCGCCAGCAGCTTTCTTCTCTTCCGCTGTGATCTTGTTGTACTCTTCCCGGATATCTGCAATAGTCGGAGAAAACTTATTGCTTTTGATATAGTTAGTGACAGCAGTCTTCGTTTTCTCGCAGTCCAGATCGTTTACCATCGAGTACATCAGCTTCACAGTTCCCTCATCCGGCATAAACTTTTCTTCGCGCTGATAAATCCGTTTCAGCATTTTTGCTATATCAAACCATTCTTCATAAGTCATTTGTACCAATCCCCTTTCTTCTCAGGCACTTTCTGATTCAGATAGCTTTCAAACCTTGTGCCAAATAATGTCTCAGGGCGTATATACTGGCACATCTTAGCGTCGTCCTTCCACTCAGCATTTTTAATGTCTATTACTTTTTTGAAATCTTCGACCGTGAACCCTTCTTTAAGCCTTGCCCGGATATGGCTCTGATTTACCTTAGATGTATACTTATACTTCTTTCCTGATACTCTATTAAAATAATTTAGTATCTCTATAATATTTTCTTTATATTCATCTATAGGTAAATCATTAGTATTAGATAAAGATATAGATGTATTATTATATATAAACGTAAACGTTACATACCTACCCCTTGTATGGGGTATACTTTCATCAACTATGTCCCTTGTATACCCTATACTCACTTCGGTATTTCCTGAGACTATATTTTCGAGATACATTTTGAAAATAGGGTTTTTTACTTCTGCTATCCCCTTCTCTACACCCACAATAGTCTTTTCTGATCCATGCCAGTTATACTTATACCAATTCAGTATGATTACTTCCTTTGTCTCATAGTCATATCTGATAACATCGTGTACTTCCATAAACCTTGTTATCAGCTTATCTATGCAATCCTTCTGATAGCCGAGTTCATTCGCCATCTGAGTTACGCTAATCTCATAGCAGCCGCAAAGACTTGTATGAGGATTAGACATAAGATACAGATAAAAATACCTATCTTCCGGCGTAAAGTTTTCAACCATTTTTGCATCTGTCCAGAACGAACAGTATATATTCCTAAACTTTGCCACTTGTATCTCCTTCCCAACTCTTATACATTTCCATAAAGTCGCTCATTCGCATCGTTACCAGCCATTCTCCGTCCGTTCCCCGGGAAAACAATGCCACATTCTCTTCCGGGATAAGATCGTCGTAAAGGTGGTTATATTTATTGCCCTGTTTCGCTATTACGGTGAGTCCGGGGGGATCATCTGAATATCCGTATTTCCTAAGATATCCCCTCAGATTACGTTTAGCCGCCATGATGCACTTCCCAATCTTTGTAAAACTCTATCCAATCATCAGCACGCATCGTCACTAACATATCCTTGCGATTCTGCTTGTGGATAACGATAGGTACATTACCTTTGCCTTCTGCTTCGCTATCGTTTACAGCCTGCGCCAACCAATTATAGAGGTGCATGGTCTCCTGAAATTTGACTTCGAGATGGACACCGGGAACTCCGATAACATCTGCTGCCTGTCCTGTCTTTCCACAGAACTGAGCGGAACGGTGTGCATCGTAACCATGTTCCTGAAAGAAATGTGCCACATGATTTTCTCCACGCTTGCCTTTTTCTCGACTGTTTACCGCCATAGTTTTTCACTTCCCCTTTTTGTATTTTTCCCTTTGAATTTAGGTATAGTACCATTTTGATAATCAGATAATCTCGCAAAATGCCTGTTCCTATAGTGACTTCTTTCCCCATCACACACACGTCTAACCATTTCTCCGCGGTTTCCACCTACAGACCGGGCTGCTTGCGTAAATGTTTCATATACTTCAAAAGTGTCCAAATCAATAACAGAAATGCCTATCACGGGATTTAGCCCCATTTTGAAAGCTCGTTTTTGGTTCTCACTTTGACTACACCATTCAAGATTAGATAGACAGTTATTTGTCTTATCACCATCTTTATGATCTATAGTCCAATTTTTGTTATATCCTGTATGCTTATATGGACATGGGTTAAACGCAGCCATTACTAAACTATGAACTCTCTTTGTTGCTTTTTTAGTTCCATAGGAAAGCCCAATATACGCGTACCCATTCCGTGAATTTATATAAGGCTTAACGACACCACCTCTTGTATTATTTCTTGGAAGGCTCTTTATTCTGCCGAAATTGCTCACTTCATAAACTCCTTCAAAGCCATCAATAGGCTTCCAAATTTCACTCACCAATTCATTCTCTTCATACTCTTTCACTTTTCTCCTTTCTATCCGATACCCATAATTAGTGGCGCGAAAGATTTGTTGGAGAAGTGCGCGATTTATCTGTTATGTGTTTGTAGTTGATTCACGCCACTAAGTATGAGTATCGTTTTCTTAAAGAGAAGACCGCATCATGGCCTACGGTCTTCTCGTCCGTGAAATATCCTAATCAGCCGAGCCACACCGACATTTATTTAATCCGGGGATCGTATTCTCTTCATAAGTACCCCCTTTCATTGTTCTATGTATTCATTCCCCCCTGTTTTCTTCACTACTCGCCAACTCTTTCCGCATCTACATTGCATTTCAAAGTAGCCATATTTTCTCTCAAAAGACCGTCTTGCTTTAGTCCAGAGCCACTTCTTACCGCACCACGGACAGATATTTTTGCAAAGTAATGAGTAATAAAGTGTCTTCACCATTTCGTATATACCTGATCTTCTTTACACCACTCGTCACCATATAATGACTTCATGTATTTGACGATGATCTTATCCATTCTGTCGTGAATATCCCGACTGCTGTTATCATATAAACGGTGACAGTCATTACAGAGCGTGCAGAGATTCGTTTCAACTCCCTTGCCTTGATGCGCCCTGCTGACGATATGGCAACACGGGTTCGCCGGATAGTAGCCACATACAATGCACTTTCCGCCATCGCGTTCCCAAACCACATCTTTAGTCTTTTTACTTATTGCTGTTACCTTCGTCAGTTTGTGCATTTTTCCTTTTTTCGATTTCTTTCATCACTTCTTCATACAACTTCTTACCTTTTTTCTCCGCTTTGCAATGCAATACTTCACTATATTTCAATCCCTCTTTGATAACATTCAGTATTGCCTGCTCTGGAATACCCAAGTTCTTTAATGTCGCCGCAATCACAGCCATTTCCGATAGTAATACGACACCATTGCCATCAACATTTATGAAGTTTTTATTTACACTTATCATTTTTCCTATCCTCTGCTGCTTGTTCCAACCTGCGCATTTCTTCGAGCTGAGCCGGGGTTAACGTTTCGATATCAAGCTGTTTGGCTTCCATGATTAAACCGTCTAATAATATGGCCATCTCTCTTGTGTTAAGGTCGCTCGACCCCCGAAGCATTACCCAAGCTCTGTAAACTATGCCGTCATTTCCTGTAAGTACCGAAGAAGTCATTTTCATGTGAACCGTATCGGATTCCAGTGCTGTATTTTCGCTTTCTTCCGTATCAGGCACATATATAATCACTGGCTTGTCATCTATAAGCATCCTCTGACCGAAATGGCTTAAAAGGTCATTGTGCAAACGTCTTTTTGAAATACGGAGTTTATCAGCAACTTTGCCAAGCAAAACATGATAATAGGCATTTTGCGACAAACTCCTTTTCTCTTTATGTTCCACAACGTCATAGACCTTGCTATCAACGTCAGCGATCTTCGCCAGCTTTATACATAATTCCGCAGCCGTTCCTGTCATTTTTTACCCTTCTGATCTATCATGCCCTGCAGCTTTGTTACCGCGCCTGTATAGTGCTTTACTTCCAAGTTCTCTATGCCCTTATGGAAAAACTCTTCGGGGTTAACTCCGGCTTTTTCACACATGGCCAACAAATACTGCTTCTCTTTCTCCGAGATTTTATCGTTTGCAGGCTTCTCTGCTGGCTTATTATCTCCAAAGGTATAAACTTTTACTTTAGGCTTCTGCTTATAGACAACCAGATAGTTAATATTCCCGTTTTCGTCATATCCGATATCCGATACATAAAATCTGTCATAAGTGGTAGCCTTACCGTTATTGCCCTTTACAATATCCACATCGCCTGCATTTACCCATATAAACGGTGCAGTATATAACTCCCTGCCGATACCGAGGTTAAAGCACGCTCTCTTAAAGCTGTCTGATGCCTGCCCCTTTTCCTTTTCGGTATAACTCTCCGTTCCTACGTCCTGTTTAGACACCCACTCCCCTGTTTCGGGGTTTTTTACCGATACCGTACAGTAAAGATTTTCGCCTATGATCTCATGCTTTCTCTGCCATCCGAATATCCCAAATGTTTCATCGAGGATGTTCTGATCCACACGGGCATCCTTATAGAGAAGCAGGGAACATCCCTTTTCAGATACCGTTGAAACTCTTACGTCTATCTCCGACGGCTTTAATCTTCTAAATTCTGTCATTGTGTTCTCCTTATCTAAACTGTGCTATGTCGTGTGATTCTAAATGCGCCCACTCGAATTGTTCTCCGCTGTCTATAGCTTTCTTTATTGCAGTCTTATCCGGCTGCGGTTCAGGTACTTTTAAAAACTCCATCGGGACTACTCCGTCGATTACCACTGATCCCGGGGTCTTCTTAGTCCAAAACGAAAACTTCTTGGTCTTGAATTTTGGTTTATCCAGTGCGATCATTCCATCGCAGAGATACTTTTTCAGCCATGATATTTTGTTATCTATTGAGTCTTCCTTGTCTTTAAGGGTTTTGACTTCCTTTTCAAAAACCTGTCTCTGTCCATTAATAGAACCTTTCTGTAATTCCAAAGACTTAATAATTGCTACAATATTGTCAGCTTTTTCCTCAAACTCGCCCTCGATGGAATCCAGCGTGTCCTTTAAGCACTCGTCTTCTCCGTCTTCTTCCATCATTGCGAGAACCGCCTGATAACGTTCTGTAATGTCGTATAATGTTCCTTCCATATTTCACTCCTTCATAAAATTATTCTTTGTAAGTATCAGATAAAAACCTATTGCCAGAATCCATGCGTCCGCCATAAAAAACTCAATTTCCCCAACATAAAGCTGTATGAGTATTGCCATTACCGCAAAGAATATTCCGAACAGTTTTTGTTCAATCATCTGATCTCGCCAGACTGCCGCTCTATACTGTGCGTAGTAAAAGCCTCGTTCGTAATCGCTCATTTCATCCCCCTATCACATAAGAACTATGTAAAAACTCTAATGTCTGCACTATGTCTGAGAGTGTCCATATTGACTTCCCGTTGATTTTTTTCGTTGCTGCAACCTGAGATATATTTAGGCAGTCAGCCAAGTCTTTATGGCGCTTGCCCTGCCGCTTCAATTCTCCGCGTACAAAATCGCTAAAGCGGCGGCACTCTCTTTCTTCATTTGTGAGATATACTCTCGGCATTAGATACGCTCCACAGATTTTGCTATAAGCCCACACTCCGATGATTCGATGCAGAACCTTACTCTCTGTCCGGGCTTTAATTCCTCACGGTTCTTTACTGCGCTGATATGTGTATAGAGATTTCCTAATGATGATGAAATGAATCCGTAACCTTTTTCGTGATCCCAATTCTTGATTTTCCCTTCACAATGAATAGTTAGATCGTTCATGCTTGCTTTTGACCATCCTTTCTGCTACAATGTCAGTAGCTTGTTTTTGACTTGCCCGTCCTGTTGCCGCAGGCGGGCTTTTCTATTTCAGGAAATATTCGATACTGACTCCGAAGAAGTCTGCGATCTTCTGTAGCTTTTCAATCTTTGGCGAACTGCGTCCAGAAGCCCAATCAGAAAATGTAGATTTTGTAATTCCTGTTTCCTGCGCGACCTTATAATCAGAAACGCCTTTTTTGTCCCGCAGTTTCTTATACTTCTCGTACACGGCTTTCCCCCTTTCTATATGTAGTCATATGAGAATCAAAATGTAGTGCTTGAAATTAGTTCGGATTTCAGATATAATTGACTTGTCCAAACAATTATATATGACTTGTGTAGTGATTTCCGAACTTTCTATCGGTATGTTAGCACGGATATCACAACTTGTCAACAATTATTTTTCTGATTTCCGAACTTTTTGACGGGGTGTTTATTGTTATGACAAAGTATGAGATTTACTGTGCTTTAAGAGATGAAAAAGGAGTAAAAGATAAGACCGTTGCGGATGCGGTAGGAATAACACGATCTACTTTTAGTGACTGGAAAAGCGGTCGAAGCGAACCTAAAGCTGATAAGATGATCCGCATAGCGGAGTATTTTGGTGTATCTTATTCATACCTTATGGGGCTATCACCCGAACGAAATACGCCTAAAGGAATGATAGACTTAACGCCTACTATTGACCTTATTGTTCAAGACGAAATGGAAAAGAACGAGCCTGTTCTTATTGAAATGGAAAATGCTGTTGATCTCTATGAACGCTACAAGAAAGCTCCTGCTCACATTCAGGCTGCGATTGAGTCTCTTCTAAAATCCGAGCCACAAGAGCCTTAATATCATCACTTGCTTTTAATAATGCTTCAATAAATTCCTGCTGATTCATAACGTTTCTCCTTTCGTTTTGTTAAGCGTAACAAGGGAAAGCGGACTCGTAAAGTTCAAAATAGCAAAACACTTATTCGTTTTATCGAACAGGAGACGAACACTATGACAAATACCAAAGAATTAATAATGAAACTCCGTGAAGTCAGACGTGAAAAAGGTTTATCTTACAACGATATCTTATTGCTCATGGAAAAGAATGGCGACCATTTATCTAAATCGACACTCTCTTCCATCTTTAACGATGATCTTGACAGCAAAACGTTCGACTATGAATATACCATAAAGCCCGTTGCCACCGCTCTGCTCGATATTGAAACCATCGAAGCCGACGACGATATGGACACGCAGGCCATGAAAGTCCTGCTAAAATACAAAATCGAGCGTATAGAAGAGTTAGAAGCTGCTCTTGCAAAAGAAAAAGTAAAATACCATGAACGATTAGACAAAGAACGTGCTAAACACGAAAAGGATATTGCTTTTCTTACTCACCAGATAGAACTCAAAGATAAGCGTATGGATCAATTACTCGAAGCAGTATTCAAAAAAGATAGCCAGCATCAGGAATTATTAAAACTGATAATGACGTGTCCCGCAAGGCAAGGAAATAAATGTGAGGAATGATTATGAGAAGACTAATTTATTTTATTATTTTGGCTGTTGTTTTAGCCGGATGCGGTACTACTTCTGAGCCAGAACCCATAAATGAAAATACAGCAGTTGCAGAAGAAAATCAGCAAAGCGAAGAAAACCAAGAAGTTAAAAGTGATACCGCCGAAAAGATAGAAACATCATATAAAAAAGACGGTGAAACAATATACTTCACTTATAATCCTGCTAAAAATAGCTTTCACATGACATTCTTCCCGGATGACGAAGAAGATAATGAGTTTTATCGGAACAAAATATGCTATGTATCGGCAGGGCTTATCTATCTTTCTCAATCCTATGGTGTAGATTATAGTTTATCCGTAATGGCTAAAGATTACTTCACAATTATGATTACCCCATCTATGATAACTGCAACTAACAAAGACGGTTCATCTACATTAGACACGCCAGATTGGATGCGGGAATGGATAGACGATTCAGATAATCATAGGGATAATCTCGAAAGTTATACTGAATGGATATATGACATAGATGCGCATATCCCTACTGATTTTGGGATTCAGAAGGTGAACGAATGAACATAGAAAAGCTTCCCAGCGGATCATACCGCATCCGGCATACAGACAATGGAATAACGTACCGCATGACCGTCAAGTATAAGCCCACAAGAACCGAGGCTATGGCGCTTATTACTGAGCAGATAAAGCAGAAGCCCGTTAGCGCCATTATAACCTTTGAGGACGCTTGTAACGCTTATATAGATGCGAAGTATAACGTTCTATCGCCTACAACGAGAAAGGAATATCTCGGGACTATAGGGCGGCTTCCTGAGAGTTTCAAACAGACCCGTCTGTCTCAGATAACATCATTAACCGTTCAGAAGGTCGTAAATGACCTCTCAGTGACACGTTCGCCCAAGACCGTACAAAATTACACCGCGTTCATTACAGCCGTTCTACGGTCGCAGGAAGTGGCTTTCAGACAGCCTAAACTCCCTCAAAAAGAAAAGAAGCCCATATACATTCCCACGGAAGACGACATAAAGGCTATTTTAGCTGAGATAAGCGGTTCAGAGTATGAAATACCGTTCATTCTGAGTTGTTTCGGTCTGCGCCGTTCGGAAGTCTGCGCACTGACCGTTGACGATCTCCACGGATGCGAACTCACTATAAACAAGGCTAAAGTCAAAGACGAAAACAAGCAGTGGGTCATAAAGACTACAAAAACCACCGAAAGTACCCGGACAATAATCATTCCGCAGGACATAGCAGACAGAATCAGAGAACAAGGATATGTTTTCAACGGAAGCCCGCACTCATACCAGAAAATGATCCCGAGAGTGTTAAAGAAGTTAGGACTGCCATCTTTCTCACTCCACAAGATGAGGCACTTCTTTGCTTCCTATCTTCACTCTAAGGGATATTCTGATAAGCAGATACAGGAGATGGGCGGCTGGAAGACCGATAACGTAATGAAGACCGTATACCAGCACGCAATGGATATGGACGTTGCCAAACAGAAAGCAGCAGATGATATCTCAGCCATGATAAAATTATAAACTTTTGTTTATATTTCGTGGCAAATTTCGTGGCAAATCGTGGCAAAATTTAGGGTTATTTCAGATAACTCACAGTTATTTACAAATAGCTGCGAACCCCAATAAATAAGCACTTTGAGCGTATTTTCAAGGGATATCTCAGACGTATAGAGCCAAATTCGAATCCTGTCACCCCGACGCCTATCCGCCTTAGAAAATAAAAGGTTTCATCTCGGCGTGGCAAATTTCGTGGCAAATCTTTATAAAATGATGATACCACATTAATTGCCTAAATGAAAGAGCGGGGTTTCCCCCGCCCTCTCTTTTACTCTTCGTACTGACGTATCAACTTACGGATATAATCTCTTTCCTGATCGTTGGATGCGTTACGCATATCTCTGCGCAGTTTTTCTACAATATCCTCGTTGTGTCCGTACATCCTGCCATAACTGCCGCGATTCCCGTAGTCACCATAGTTCTCACCATAACCGCGATTTCCGTAGCCGTCATAGCCTCGATAGCTCTCGTTATAACGTCCGTCACCGTCTCCATCACGTCTGCCATATGGCATACGTCCATAAGAACCTTCTGCAGTCCACATACCGCCATGGCCGTATGAGGGGTTATCCTTCTCTTTGATTTCGCAAATGTCCTTAACTGCATCAATGGTTTTTCCTAAGATATCCAATGACGCATTGTTAAGTTCGCCCTTATCATTGATTTCTCTTAAGCTCTTATTCAGGAGTTCTTCTGAACGCTTTATTTCCTGCATTATTTCCATAGCCTCTCCTTTCTTACCGCTTTACACCCGCGGTATCGAATATAATGTTTGCTGAAAGCACTTCTACATCCGCGTCACCAATGTTACGAACCGACACTCTTGAACATCCGCATATAGCGGGTACATTCACAATGGAAGCAGTTCCTATGTTGAACGGTTCTTCAACTGCTGCCGGGGTAACCGACATGATTGCCGCAGGCTCGACTTCACCGTCTACCACAAGCGCAAGACTTATTGTCCCAATTTCACCGTCAGCGGGTATCTGAACGTTCGCATGGAAAGCTACCTCGTATAATGCTTCTGGTATTTCTACCTTGCAGCACTGCCTATAAGGTTTAAGCCCCCTTGAACTCGCCAAGAAGATACCCGTTCCGTCACGGTGAAATATGAACCCTTCGCTACAAGGGACGGGTGCATTTGCAAACACAACAGGCTGATTTGCAGAAACTATCTGGCTAATTGCACTGTATTCTGCTGCCATAACCTCACCCCCTTACGAATAGAGGGTAGAGCCACAACCACAACCGCAACCATTGTTATTGCAAGTGAATATCGGTGTGCGTCCATATACAGGAGTGGTAGGTACAGGGCAAGAATTAAGCCTATTGTAAAGCTGATCGACCTCGTTAGAGAATCCCTGTGCGATGAAAGCGTTCTGTGCGGTCTGTGATGCCGCAAGGTTAGCCATCGTAAGCTGTCTTTCAAGGTCAGTAATTTTCTCGTTCTTCGCATCAATCTTGTCCTGACAGATTTGATCCTTAATGCTCTGTATGCCTGCGTTAACAGACTGTAAGATAGCCTGAGTATTCTGTGCGTCCGCTGTTCTTGTAGCGCAAGCCTCTCTTGCAAGATCGCTTGAAAGGTTTGCAGTAGCAAGGCGGTTATCACAGCAACACTGTGCCAACTGACTCTGTACTCCGTTAAATCCCTGTAATGTAGCTGTCTGCGCAGCATAGCTTCTTTCCAAGTCAGCTATGGTATTACCATAAAGCTGCTGAGTAATAGCATTCTGAGCGCCGTTTACAGCCGACACGATAGAGTTCCCGGTCTGACAGATATTCTGATTTACGCCTGCGATACCAAGCTGTACGTCACCGAAGCCGCTTGTTACGCTGTTCTGAATACCCTGAATGGATGTATTAATCATCTGATCGCGGAAGCCATTCTGTGTAAGCTCTGCCTGATTCATCCAAGGATAAAGTGCTGCACCATCCGCTGCTAAACCACCAAAGCCACCGAAGCCACCCATGCCCCAGCCGCCAAAGCCGTTTCCAAATAGTGCAAACATGATGATGAGGATAAGCCAGATATCGCTATCAAAGCCACCAAAACCACCACCGAACCCGCCAAAACCCGTAGGCGCGACAGGCATCACAAGACTTGAATCTGTATTGAAAGCCATTTTTTCTTCCTCCTTTATTTGTTGTAAGGTTAAGGGCTACCGTCACGTTCCGATAGTCCGTATATAAAGGCTAATGCGCACTTGCCTTAATATCGTTTTAACTCAATATTTTCAGTTGTTTAGTTTATTTTGTCATTTAGGGAATGTTTGACAGGATTTGCAAACTGTGACCCATTCTGTAGAAACCTGTTACTCATAATCCCATTGGATGACATATATTGTCCCATCTGCTCGGGGGTCATGCCATTCATGGCCTGCAATTGACTCTGATCTATACGTCCGTTCTGAACAAGTAAATCGCCGACTATGGACGGGTTCTGTTTCGCCTGTTTGAATATACGGATAACATCTCTTATATTGTATCCGCCGCATAAAGGATTACCCATTACTCTTCCCTACCTTTCTTTCCCGGTCGTGAAAAGCACTCCGACATCCTCTTCTCAACTTCCTGAGAGATGATCCTGCTCAGTTCGTCTCTCTTGACATATTTCTTATGCAGTTCTTCTTCCTTTACAAAACCTTCGAGATTTGGTTGTTCCACTGCACTCTGTTCTTTATGAGGTATTAAATCGAACCATTCCAAAGGCTGCAGCTTGTTATCGGCCGTTCTAACCTTACGGTATACATACGGCATATCCATATCAATAAGCACTGCTTCCTGACCGGGATTCACATTAAACAAGTCTGCAGCCGTTTTATTGGCCACAAAAGCCACCATAGGTTGCTGGGGAGTCATGGGCTGATTCTGCATCATATTCTGCTGCTGTACCCATTGCAGATAGTCATTATAATTCGGGATCATATGTTACCTCTCTTTCTTCCAATAATACTGCGGGATTAAACGTCCACTATCAGTAGCATCATAATAATCACCATCTATAACAGGAATTGCGTGGCCAGAAGTAAGAACAATATACTTTCCTTCGGGATACTCCCGCGCAAAGTCTGCCACTGTGTAACATACGCTACACTCGTTAGGGATTATGTGCCTTGTATAGCCTTTTTCACGGAGATAAAGAGATAGAGTTGCATCCTGATTAGGCATATCGTAAATCATCAGACCACGATTGCATAAATCCATGTAAGCCTTTTCCCATGGAATATCCATGATAATTGAAAGAGTACGGACTAAACAATCGTCCGTGACCTTACCTATTGGATTCGGGTTTGCATATCTATACATATCTTCTTCTCCTTATGATTTAAGGATAAGAGATATGCCTATGAAGTGAAATAAAGAAAAGGTATAACTTTCGTATATCTTTTGACAATAAAAAAAGACCCCCGAAGGGGTCTCTTTTCAACTTATGATTGACATTCCTACAAGGCTCTGACCTCTGTTTGCGGCCATCGCTATGTCTCTGTCTCCAAGGTTTACGGAGAAGTCCTTGTTTGCTGTTTCCCTGCTGCTCTGCGCTATATCCGACAGATAAGGATTCAGCATATTGAATACCACCTCTGACATTGCTTCGGATACACCCTCACGGATACCAGCAACTATCTGTTCATTGTTTGCAACCGCTGTCCGGCCGTTTGTAAATCCACCGACCATCTCATTATGGTTTGCATAGAACAGACCGTCTTCCGGGAAACCACCGCTTTCATACATCGGTATCGGCGTTATCTCAAAGAGTTTTGCCTGTCCTGCTGCCAAGACTGTCTGGCCGTTTACTACGAGATTATCCCACTTGACGTTCATAGCAGAGTTTATCTGCTCTATCAGGGAGTTCATAATAGTTGCTATAGAGCTTGCAACTCCCCTAAACGTTGTTTCAAATGCGGATGATACACCGCTCAGCGCTTTAGTCCAATACTCTCCTTTGGTCTTTTCAAGTATATTCTTGTCAAACCATTTCAGGAATTTCTCAAAATCTTTCTGAACATTACCTATGCTTGTTCCGATAGCCTTTTCTATCTCACCAAGCGATCCCGTTATCAACGTTTCATTGTTTCCGATTTTTTCCGGCAGCGTCTTATCAAACAATGCTGTGATTTTCTTATCTACATTGTCATCAAAAGTGGTTATGCTCTTCTCGGTCTCACCAAGTATCGTTGTAAACGTCTCATTCGTTTCAGTAAAGGTAGTCGGAAGTAAGTCTACAAACATATCAGATATAAGCTGTTTAACATCTGCATCAAACTGTGTTAAAGTCTCTCTCATCTGCCCTATCATAGTGATCATGCCGCCTGTGATAGTATTAAACGATGTTATGAAAGCATCCGGCTTAAATACGTCTGTTGCACTATTGTAGACATCCTCGACGCCCTTCATCATCTCGCTGATAGCAGTCTCGACTAAGCCCTTATTCTCGCTTATGCCGTTTGCAAGACCCTCATCAAAATACTGACCGATCTCATAGGCTTTCTTTGACGGTGAGTTTACTTCCAGCTCTTCTGCAGCGCCGAGATACATCATCAGGCCGACGTTCTTTGACTCATCTTTGATTTCATTCTGCCCGCTGATTAGTCCGGCCGCACCACCTTTGATAAAGTTCTGAGCCAGCTCCGATCCCTTGTCTTCCATGACACCCATGTCCACGTCATCAACAGAGCTATCTACCAGCTCTTTTACCGACTCTCTAACCGGGCCGACAGCTTCATCTCGTATTTTCCAGAACGTATCTATCCAGCCGTCTTTCAGGATCACATGAGCCTTATTAAACAAACCTTCATCTGAATAATCATATATATCAAAAGCCTCTTCCAGCAGATTTTTTGTAGCATCCTTAAGGAACGGCTGTGCGCCGTCTGCTGCCTGAACGTAATTTTCCTGTATGCTATCCACAAACGGAGTAATAACGTTTGCTGCATATTCATTTGCCGCCTCTGCATCACCCGTAGCGATTATCTGATAGAACTTATCATACAGGGTGGTCATTTCTGCATCCATCGCGTTCTTGAATGTATCGTTTAACGCATGGAACTGCATATTAGCCTGCTGCTCTGCATAAGCAGGATCAGTACCTTCTGCAATACGTTCCTTCATATTCCGAGCAATGTCTTCGTATGTGTTGTCATACGACTCCTGAATCTGTCCATTCTGAGAAATAAGGTCTGCCGCAAACGCATCATAGCTTGACGAATCAAGATTAGAGAAGTCTATGCTTGATATAGAGTCGCCCAGCTCTTTAATGCTTGTATTCAGCTTATCGGTGTACTCATCTTTAATTGCGCCGCTCTCAGTACCGAAGTTTAATAATTCAAGGGTAGCATCTTCCAGAGCGTGTTTTGCTTCATTAATAGCAGACACACTTATGTTTGCGTTCAATGCTTTGTCGAGGTTGTCTCTTGCTTCCTCAACCTTGTTCATTATGCCTTTTAACTCTTCGGACTCAGTATCATGTGCGCGAGACAGATTGCTTATCCTATTCAGATATTCCTGCTCCATCTCTTTTGTCAAAGTACCCTGTGATTTAGCGAACTGATAATCCGCCATCACGCCCTGCATCAGATAATCGTAATGAGCATCAATATACTGCTCCCACGCGGACTGAACATCACCCAGATTACCGACTATATCCTGCATTGCGCTTGCAGTCATTGAGCTGCCGTTTGCGGCCGCCGAAGCTATTAAAGCGAAGCCGCCAGCCACATCTTCGAGATTACCTTTAAGTGTCTGTAAATTCTCATACTGACCATGAAGTTTATTTAGGCCGCTATCAATGTTATCTGCAACGGTCTTGAAATTCGCCGCAATTTTCTCTACCGTTACTGCCGAAGCATCGTAAGTAGTTGTCAGCACTTCAAGAACGGTATTCTCTCGTATCTGGTCTAATGCTTTATTCAGTCCTACAAGTCCGCCTACCAGGCCTGCCACGCCTGTAGCAATAAGTCCGCCCGGGAAACCAAGTACCGCTGTCATCGCAGCGCCTAAAGCAGTTGTCACCCCTACCATTTCAAGTAAGTTTGCAGTAAGATCACCCGTTCCTGTTACGATATCGAAAATGCCATCTTTAACGACTGTAAGCTCTGCTACAAAGCCAAGCACACCACCGAGAGCCTTTGTCGCCAAGTGCAGTTTTTCACTAAATGCGTTCGCTCCTAATGCAAGTGACTCAAATATATTAGCGCCACCGCTTGCCACTGTAGCTGCATTTGCTATGTTCTTTAATAAGTTAGCAATGCCAAAGTCGAATGTTATGCTGCCAACTGCTGCGGAGAACAGATTTGAGAATCCCTTTGAAACACTCGACAACAATCCCGGAAGAGCCAGCACACTCAATATCGCACTCTCTATAGGAGCTGCTTCAAACATACCGACATACGCCTTTATTCCTGCGTTGACAGCATCCCAAAGAAGCCTTGCTGCCTTTGCGCCTATCTCTATGAAGTCTATTCCTGCAATAAACTGTCCTATGCTCTGTCCGACTTTCTTCCAATCAGTCTTCTCAACAGCAGTTATCAGCAGGTCGAGAAGTCCTTTAGCCCAAGTGCTTACGGTCTTTCCAGCGCCCTTAAAATCAATGTTTGCAAACAAACCGTTAATAGAGTCTGCGACTGCCTTACCGATTCTCTTCCACTGTATTGTCGAACCCAGAGTAGAGAAGAACTTTATGCCTGTATTAATGCCCTGCGCAATAGCTTTGCCGACATTCTTCCAATTTGCTTTCGCAATAGCGCCATTAATTGTCTGCGCAAGGTCTTTTGCAAGCCCGGTAGCCGCACTCTGAATGGTTTTCCAATCCAGATTATCAACAAATCCGTTTATCCATGATCCTATGTCGATACCAAGCTGGTATCCGTCAAACTGCTTCGCAAAAGCATCTAAAGCATGAGCGATAGTATTGATTGCCTTTGCAATAAAGCCGCCCTTCTCATAGAACAATTCAGCATCTTTGAGATATCCGTTTAAAAAATCAGCAAGTCCCTTTCCAAACTGCTCAGCCTTATCATATATCGCATCCCAATCTATGCCCTGCAGCCATGCCTTCTGAACCTTTGCAATCTGCTCTCCGAGTTTGAACAGAGTATCATAGATTGAATCGTACCCGGACGCGGTTTTCTCCCACTTAACAAGAGCATCCTGCGCTGCATCTGCATTTGCCGAAGCATCCGCTCCGCCGCCGCCCTTGCCATCATCAGGATTAAAGACATTCAGCTCGTCTATGCCGAGCATATAGTCTTTCATCTTCTTTGCTGATCCGGCAGCGTCATCGAGGTTGTCAGCAAAGTCTTCAGAGTCATCAGCCAAAGTACCGACATCGGTTATCTCAACCTTCCATCCGAATATCTTACCGAGTGCGTTAAGCGTAGACTCAGCCAGATGAATAATGGTATTCATGGCATTGTTAAAGCCCGTAACAAGCGGCTTAAACACATTTATGCCAATAGTACCGAGAACTTTCTTTAACTGAACAATTCTCTCCTGCGCGATCCTTATTTGGTTAGCCCAAGTGTTTATTGTCCTTTCAAAGTCGCCCTGTGCTGCGGTAGTATTTGCCATAACATACTGATATCTCAGCAGCATCTTCTCGTACTGAGACATTGCCTTTATGTTGGCATTTAATCCGTTTGCTAAAGCGAACTCTTTGAGTGTTGCCTGTGTTATATCCAAGCCATACTGCCTTAACGGCCTTGTCTGGCCTGTGAAGATAGACTCTAATGTTTTAGCCACATCTGAGTAGTCTTTGTTATAGAACGATGCCATATCGCCAGCCAGCTTAGTCAGGTTAAGCGATACATCCGCCATAGACTGTTCCATGCCAGCATACGAACGTTCTGTACCGTCGCCCATCTTCGTAACGGCTGTCAGGAAGTCATTAGTAGAAGTAATGGCTTCTTTAGGCACACCCATGTTTCTACCCATAGCCTGAAAACGAGAACCTATCGTCTTCGCAGTCAGTTCGGACATACCCAGAGTATCAACGGCTTTGTCTGCAAAGTCGTCCATCTTATCGGACATATCCGTGAAGACGTTATCAACAACGTTCTGTACTTCCACAAGATCGGAAGCCAGCTTCATAGATGATCCGAACCATCTGCCTATTCTCAGGAACGCCCAATATGTCGCATACAGCTTACCTATGGTAGCCGCCAGACTAAATGCTGACTTCTGCGCCTTCTGAGCGTGTCCATGGAACAGTTTAAGACCTTTACCCGCCCTATCCGTAGCCGAAGGCATAGCACGCATATTCCCGGACAGATTAGCCATAGCATTAGCCAAGTCTATAACGTTCTGGCTTACAGTCGGTGCGGTAGACAGAGTATCTATCAGGCTTCTAAATGCCGTAGCCAACTGAGGAATAGTTGTTATAGCGTTCTGCGCGGTCGAACGTCCAAACATAGACAATGACTGCGCCAAGTCCGCAAGACCATTTACATGAACATCACCCACGGCCTTTATAGCAACAAGTCCATTTGCTACTTCACCAAGAGATGCCGCTGCATTGACAACACTCTTAGAGCCAAGTCCTCTTAACTGTGATGTGAGTCCATCTACATCACCACTTAAAGCGTCAACACCGCCTACGAGTTTTATAGCCCTCAGACCATTCGCTATATCTATCATGGACTGCCCGGCGCGAGTCGCGGAAGTACCGCCTAATACGCTCGCAGATGAAGCAAATGTCTGAAAGTTTGTGAAATCAGGTATTGTTATACCATCCAAATCCGCAAGACCATCTATGAAACGTTCAAACGGACTCGCAGCCGAAGCTATTGCTTTTAGGTTTTCAACCTTTGCAGTAACCTCATCCATAATCTGTGAGAACGTCTGGCCGGATGAGAGTGCAGCCATACTCGTTGCATCTGTCGTCGTTCCTACACTCTGAGCAAGACTATTCAGCGTATGATCGAGCTGCCCGGTACTAATAGCACCCTTAGATACTGCTTCGTTATATGACAGCGTAGCTTTCTGTGCCTGCTTTAAATATTCCACAAGGGATGAAAGTGCGTCTTCTTCACTCTGCAAGGTATTAAAGATACCATTGTCTGCATCCATTCCCATTGCGGTATTGATATCCCGCATCAAATTGATAACAGAAGTACCCTTAGTGGCATTAGTAGTCGTATTACGGATACCAAGAGTACCCATATTTGACTTATAATCATCCCCCCACTCAGCCCGCATACGCGACGGAACAACCAAAGACGATGCAGAAACCATCTCGCGGACTTTTGCTGCTGTATCGTCTGCCTGTATGCCTATCTGAGCGTATTCTTTAATCAGTTTGTCTATAACACTTATAGCTTTGCCGACTTCTGCATCATTTCCAGCTACAGAAAACATATTCTCTATAGCAAGTGCCAATGACTGAACAGCCTTTTTGTCTGTTATGCCCCATTCACGAGCAATCTTATCAGACATACTCTTAGCCGCTCCGCTGACTTGATTAGCCTGCTTTGTCACTTTATCAAGTCCAAAATTAGCCAGACTCTTCCCTGCGTTTGAAAGTTTGTTTAACGATTTTCTTAGATCATCAATCGCCTTTACATCAAACTCTTTAGTGACATTTGAAAGTCTCTGCATACGGGCTACAAACGTATTCAGAGAAGCCATACTAAGAGCGTTGCCTAACCCCACAAGCGATTTTGTGAGGTTCTTAATGGCTTTGTCCGCATCATCGACTGAGGCTTTTATTTGAATGTCAAGGGTATCAAGTTCCATTTCGTTTCTCCTTTGTGTGTATATTAAAAAAGGCGGCGGGATCACCCGCCGCTCATTCTCTTTTCAGCTAACTCTTTATTAAATCTCGCGATCTCGAGTCTATGGAAAAGTCTATCTGCATCTCTTTGCGCCTTCTCTTCTATCTCTTTATGCGTTAAAGGTTTGTTCTTCTCATACAACTCTTTAAGAATCGGCTGTTTTCTATACTCTAAAGGTTTTGTGTTTTTCTTTCGGAACGCATTGCCTAATACTACAGAAATAGCCTCTAATGTATAGAAGCCACCAAGCCATGCTTCCTCATCACTTATCCTTCTCCGTATTTTTTCTGCTTCAAAATACGGCTCTATCTCTACCGGGTATGAATCCCAAAACTCTTTTGCTGTTATTCCTACGGCCAAGCATTGTGGCAGCAAAGTCTTTCGGTATCTCTCCCGTTTAGATTTATATTTTACTTCTTCGTCTTCTTCTCCTGAGTCTCTTCCGGGGTCTCGTTCACTGCGTTCAGGAGAGCTTTGAAAAAACCCGACTCATTTAATTCTGTGTTCAAAGCACTTGTCATCTCTCCGAGATTGCCGCCAGCGATTATGTGCTTCTCTATCTCTTCGCCTGCTTCCTCTAAGTCCATACCGCCACTGATCGCAAGATACGCCCTCAGAACACTCTGAGGCTTCCTGCCAAGATCGGAAATAGTCACTCCCATCTCTTCAAATAAACATGACGCATTGTAGTTGTATTTTGCGCCTTCGTACTCTATGCCATTTACTGTGAATTTCATAATATTCCCCTTTCTTTTTAAAAAGGGGACGGTGTTACCCGTCCCCATAAACACTTATGATGCGTTACATACAAGCCCTGACAAGTCGTATTCCTTTCTGGTCGAGCCTGTGCCATCGGTAGCTGTTATGATAAACTTCTGTGTATCCTTGTCGTTAACCATGAATACACCGTTCATATCAGGATCACCGAGGATTTCAACAAGACCACTATCATCGTCGATAGGAGTCGTGCCACCCGGCCCGCCATAAGTAGGTCTTAAACCAACCTTTACAGATGTTGCTCCCGTAGGAACGTTTGAGACCTTCAAGCACATAAAGTTACCGTCTCCCCAATAATCAGCTATATCGCCAGAATTGAGGAATTTCAATGTACCCGTTATAGCGTCTGCTCCAACGGTAAGACCGTTCTGTAAATCGCTAACGAGTGTGCCATATACGGTAGTCCCAGCAGTTTCGGCACTTACTGTGGGACTAACTATTCCCCCAAGCTCACCGAGCCGAGAGGTTCGACTGCCGTGATCGGGCCAAGATACTTGTTGATAGTAAGCTGAATCTCTACTGTCTCAAGAGAGTTCTGTGACTCTTCGGGCATAGGGAAAGCAGGGGGTGTCTGCGCCCAAAACGCAAACATCTTTGCTCTGTTGGGATTGTAGTTTACGAAGCAGATAGACTTGCCTGCTGCGGTTGCGGTTTCGGAAGCTGAGAATACATTTTCCCACTCTGTAATAGTCTCATCTGTTACATTGATAGTAACAGATACGTTGCCGCCTGTTGATGCACGACCAGCGATCATCTGCTCGATTTTATCTTCGAGTGCGGATGCGTCAATCTCTTCGGTATCGAGTGCGATACCACCAATGCTGTTGATTCTCGGAAGCAGATGGAACTCACTCGGGGTTGTTCCGATAGTTCCTACCTTTGCTCCAAAGAGAACGCCTACTGTTGAAATTCCGGGTAATGCCATTTTGGTTTCCTCCTTTTTGGAATATAAAAAGACGACCGTAAAGCCGCCTTAATAACGTTGTGCAGTTTCATGTGAAACTATTGCGCTATAGCGTCTCCCGCTCCGATCATCCTTCGGAAGCGAGCAGCGCCCCACGCAATTTTATTGTCAGTCTGAACACTCGGAAACATCGTTACGCTGAAACCAAACCGTTTCATCTCTAAGATTGCATCGGCTAAGATTTCTTTACACTCTGTCTCGTTAATGTTCGACCAAACTTGAATCTCCATAGTGCTTAGAACGGCTGTTACGCCGTCATTCACTAAGTCTTGCCCTTCTTCGATAGGCTGCAATTCGTGTAGATACAATGTAGGAAACTTCGTAACGGTGCTTTCAGACTTCGTGGTGCAGTTCAGCTTCGGATACGGAGCATCCTTGCGTGTCGCAAGCATATATTCTACCTGTGTAAACACATTCGGCAATACTTTTAAGAACCACTTATCGTCCACCATACACCTCTTTTGCTATTGTCTCTATACTTTGTATCATCTCCACTACTGCCGTATACATCGGCATTGTAGCCTGTGTACCGTAAGAGCGTACCGCCTCTCCATTCTCGTCCCTGTAATACCACCATCCGGGATCAGGAACGTGTGTCTGCTCTGGGAAAGTTCCCGGGCCAAGACCTGCTTTACCTGCTTCGGGGTTCGGACTCTTCATACCAGCGTTAAAGTAATTGCCCGTTCCAAACTCCCAACCAAGATGCGGGTAATAAACCCGCCCATCCGCAGAATATGTCGGCGTACTTGTAACAGATAATCGACAATACACCGTCTGACCATCAACTTCAAAGTTGATATCAAATGATGCGCTTCTATCTGAATCACCTTGTCCTTTAAAAGCAAGAGTCATCATCGCAGCGTTAACGCCGATATCGGCTAAACGCTGGCAAAAGACCTGCTCTCTATCTACAAGTTTTTTTCTGTACGCTTCCAACTCGTCTATGGCCGCCTGCAGACTGCCCTTTTGGGAGAGATTTATTGTTAACTTCATTTTTTAGCCTGTTTGTATATCTGATTTACGCCTGTTGATGCAAGCCCGCTTGTGATCCCCACCGCAATAGCGTTAAGGATATCATTCGCAGGAAAATCAGGAATAACGTATAATCCGATAACTCCCAATATACCGCCGCACACACCCACGATAACCGGGATGTATTTGTCGTCCAGCGGACTTACTTTTACAGCCATGCCTATCAGATAACATATTACGACTATCGCTAAAACCGTTCCTGTTGCTGCTAAGTTCATGCCGCACCACCTTTCTCCAATCTTTCAATTCGCTTTTCTAAGTCCGCAAAACGCATTGAAAGCATCTCTGTGTCCTTCTCGTCTTTTGTGACTCGATTTGTCAGAGACTTCATATCTTCCTGCATATTGCGTAGCATAGAAAGCGACTCGTCCAATTTGAATTTGATCTCAGCGTTATCTTTTGCGCGTTCCTCGATATCGCTCACGTCTGCCCTCTTTGCACTCTTAATGCCGAAAAACACCGCAAACGACACCGATATAACACTTATGAGTATCGTTACCTCGATAGTCATACGCCTTCTCCTTTAGTCACTTTTTCCATGATTGCCCGGTAGAAGTGCTGTCCATCGTCAAGTATCCCCATGATTCGGTAGTCTGCGCTATTTTCGTCCACTTCATCATCTATGTGCTTTACTTCGCTGTTTTTCCATATCAGCGTGCCGACACGGAACGGATATTCCTCTTTATGATAGGTGATCTTTGCTATCGCTCGCGTCTCCCCGCCGAACGCCTGCAGTTCTTCCTGAGTCAATGTCCCAGAAATTGTATTTACAAACTCGGTAGGTTCGTCATAGCCTTCTTTTGTCTCTCCGTCCTTTACGGCTACTACTTCACCGTCAGGCATCGTGCGGTAAACTATGTTACCCTCACTATCCCTCTGGTAAATAGGTTCACTTGAATGAAAGTTGGAGTAAAGCATTTTCTGTTTTACACGCCTCGCTGTTCTCATATCCTACCCCCTTATAGCAATGGGTAAAACACCGTAAAACAGTTTGTCGCGTTCTAAATAATGAACTGTCACTCCGTCCTGTGTGAACTGCGTCTGTCCCTCTGCGCCGATCTGGTTATAGTCATACAGAGCGATGTCGCGGACTTGGGAATAATACTTTTCCATATCCTTCTCGATCATCGCTTCTGTATAACTCGGGGGATACTTTCTCGCAGTCTTTACAGCGCGGTATGCGCTATAGACTTTCGATTTCAGAAGAGACTCGTTGAATTTATCACCTTCCGTTATCGTTAATTCAGTTTTCAATTCTTCGATAATCTCTTCTCGCATCTCATACCTCACAGGTTCAACTTCTTAATGATCTCTTCTTTGAGTTTTGCTGCCTTCTTGCCTTCTACGTCTATGCCGTTATTTGCGGCAAGCGCTTTAAGGCTGAAATAAGGCATCTTCTCTACCTCTTCCCGTGTCACCGTGTTCTCAACGGCTTTCTCAACGGGCTTTTCTACGGGCTTCTCAATGGGCTTCTCAACGGGCTTCGTCAAAGGCATCACCGCTACGGCGGGTCTCGCCTTCACGTTACGTCTTGTCATCATTCCCATGATTTATCTCCTTTACTCAGCTTCGCAGGTAAGTTCAGACAGGTCGTATTCCTGAACCATCTTGCCCTTTGTGCCTGTCATTTCAACAACAAGCTTCTGAGTCTTATTGTTGGATATCTTAAAGATACCGTTCATATCAGGATCGCCCATAAGTTCTACAAGTCCACTACCAGCAGAAGGATTCAGACCAACCTTGATTGAAGATACGCCTGTAGGTGCATCGCCAAACTGTATAGCAAGGAAGTTTCCTGCGCCCCATACGTTTGTTATAGCATTGCTGCCTGACAGATACTTCAATGTACCTGTGATCTTGTTACCTGCTACAGTAACGTCTTCCTGTAAGCTGCTTACCGGCACTTCAAAAACGCTCCCACTGTCCATGCCGTTAACGGTGAGAGCTACGAAGGGTTTGCAAGGCTCAGCTTGATGAGCTTGCTCTTATCGTATACATAAGGAGCGAAGATGTTGCTGCCCTTGATGTAGTTCATTTCAGCAAGGATATCACGATCGAACTCAACCAGAGTATTTCTCTTGTGATAGATTGCCAGAGCGCCGGGCTTGATGATGTATGCGGAGTTGGTGATTATACCCTGATTGTTTACTGACATTCTGTTAGAAACAACCACCTGACATCCGTGAACCATACCAACAACACCCTTTACGATCATATCTGCGCCGATCTCGGTGTTGGGAATCCAGCTCTTTGTCTTACGAAGTCTTGCATAGAAGGAAGCGGGGATCACGATAACCTTCTCACCGTCGATATCCTCTCCGAACTTTACAAGAGCATCAGCGATACCGTCTGCTGCGTCTGCATCTGCAGCAATAGTATCAGTCTGAGTAGCGGTAGTAGCCATAGCGTTAAGCAGAGAAGACTCTACTCCACTATTAATTGCAGTAAGTATCTGAGAAGAAGCCTCATCAACTACACTGCCGTATCCAGCAAGGATCGCCTCGTCGGATATCTCTACTGCCTTGCCTATCTTAGAAACTTTAACCTTCTCTACAGAAGTTGTCAGCTTTGCGATAGGGATGTCTGCACCTTCGTTTACGGATACAGCGTCACCGATGTAAGCGTATGAAGGAAGACTGATTTCATCACCGGGCCTGCCAACGAGGGTATCATCTATTCTCGCAAGGGGTGAAAGTCTGATTGCGTCCACAAGTTTCTTGTCGATAAATCCGGCAAGGACTTCGGGATCAACAAGGTTTGTAAGTAATGTTGCATTAGCACCTGCTGCCATTTTTGTTTCTCCTTTCTACGGGGTTTGCCCTTTATTAAAGAGACATAAGCCTGTTGTATTCGGCTTCGTTCTCTCGTTTGAGTTTTGTGAGTTGTGTAGGCGACATCGCCCCAAACTCTTCTTTGGTGTAGGTCTTTCCATTACCCGCACCCACATTCACATCAGGTCTCGTAGCAAGGAACTCGGTTTCATACTCCTTCTTCTTACGATCATCTGCTTCGGCCATAACTTTGATCTTTGCGTCAAGGTCGTTATCCGTTTCCGCAATAGCCATTCTCGAAGCCTCTTCGGGAGTAAAACCTAACTGCATATAGGATTTTTCTAAACGATGAATACTGTTCTCTCTTTTAAGCTGATTGAACTCTTCCTCGCGGGCTGCTTCCTTCTCGGCTTTTTCCATCGAAGCACGCTCAACCTCGTTGAGACTTTCGCGATACTTTCTTTTGTACTCTGCCGCCTCGGATGATGCCTTATCCGACTGCCGTTTCAGTTTTGCGATCTCCGTCATAAGCTCCTGAATTGAAGGCTCTGCTTTTGTTTCTTTCTCTGCCTTTGGTTCAGTCTTTGCTTCCGGGGTAGTTGCCGGGGTTTTCGCTTCCTCTGTTACCTGTGTTTCTGTGTTTTCCATATTCTTTTTTCTCCTTTGCTTTTTAACGATTTTCTCTATCGAATTTGCGCTTAACGTCTTCCCCGACGGGGTTTAATGGCTTTTCCTTGCCGTATATGTAAAAAAGCGATCCTAAGACCGCTTCCTTATCGTGATTTCGATGGACTCTCCATCGCTATTTCTTTCTCGCAAGACTAATTCCTGTCCCTGCTCGATTATGTTTCGGTACTCGGCGGCGTTCATTTCTATCTTGTCGCCTAACATCGTTATGATCTCTTTGGCATCCATATCTATCCTTTCAGATATTTGGCCGCACATCTGCAGTTATATGTCTCGTCAGGGCAATTCACAAAATCATGCGGGTACAACATACGTCCTTTGTCTAATACGAAGAAGTCTTTTATCGGTATCGTTTTGCCTTCCATCTTTATATGAGACTTCCGTACCTTCGCATCATTCTGCGTAAGCCATCGTTTTAACGTGTACCCGTTCTCTATAGCCTTCTGCAGCTCTTTATACCCTACAATGTCGTTTGCCTCGTTTACGGCTTCAAAAGTTGCTCTTTCATCCGAAGTCCAATACGTTTCATCAGGATAATAGTTATCTTTAGTCGCGCCGATAAACTCTGCAGCCTTATCGTATATGTAAGCCTGCATGAACTGAGTGTTGCGGCCGTGAGTATTTATAAGCCGTTCCAATTCGTTGCGGTACTGAAATTCTATGTTGTCCCAATCTACATTTCCGTATTCCGAATACGCTGTTATCAACGCAAAAAGAAAGAGCAGAGCATCGCGTATATCTTTCGATGTCTCCACTCTGTCTTCTCTTTCTTCATCCGATATAGGCATCGGTTTGAAATATTCCCGGATGTATGCTTCCGCATCAAACTCCTGACTATTCAGTTCGTCAACTCTCAGTGTCGCCATTCTCTATAGGTTTTTCCTTACTCATACCGTCAATTAAAGGTGAGTTTTCTATCTGGTAAAGAGGACTCTCGGAAGGCTGGGTTTCATCCTGCGGTTCTTCACCAAAATTCTTCTGCTGGAACTGTTCTATCAAGTCTTTGGAATCTTCCCAAACCTGAGTAACGTCTGCAAACAGATCAACAGTTTCCAGAGCATGAAGTCCATATATACCATGTGAGAGAAGTGTACTCAGTGCTGTACTCTTTACTGCCAGCTCATACGTCTTCTGTCTCAGAACGTTCGGGCGAACGTCTATATATCTCAGCTTGCTTAAAGGATTATCCTCTGTCAGCTTGTTACTTCTCTTTATAGCCGCCAGCGCCACCTTTACTTCTTCCAGCTTTGACGCTTCCATCAATAACTGTTGATAGCAAGCCACCTGCTCTGCAGCACTCCACCCGGTAGCATCACTCATAGCCGTTCCTGTTGAACCGCCAGAGTTATCGTTCCTCTGAGGCGTATAACATCTTTCGAGGATCATTGCGCGTGCCGTGGTGTAATTATTCATAAGTCCGGCATAGTCGTATGCGGTAGCCAGAGGCTTTATGAACGGCTGCTTGCCATCCTTTGTAGTCTCCGTCACCACCCATTCATTCGACTTCGGCGGCTGAATATCGTCTGTATCGTTGCCATCCGCATCTTTCACGCGAGGGAAATCGCAGTCATTTGCGTGCCATATCTGCTGGCACTCCTGATCTACGTCATTCGCAATATCGGAAAGAAGCAGGTTCAGCCTATTCATCTCAGGTATCTCACGTTCAAATACGCCCATACGGTCATCCGAACGCTCCCATTCGATAATAGGAATCCGTCTCAGAGGATTCGGCATTGTCGCCGTTACTCTATCACCCTTTATCTCAAAGCGATAATTTCTGCTGAAAGCAGTATAATATGTGTTTCCACCCTGATCCTCACGGAATGTTACACCGAGTATAATTCTGTGGTCTGAATACAGAGAAGAACGAACGACAAAAGCATACCGGGGGTCAAGCGTCTCTAACTCGAAGTAAGAGTCTCCCTCTATCCACTCGCTCTTAATGTCGATAAACGTATACCCGATACCGCATATCTCTACAAAGTGTCCCAGACGGCTCTGTTTGCGGCCAGCATTTTCTGCAGCATAACACTCGTTAAGAAGTGCTATTGCTTCATTTTCTTCACCATCTCCGCTGTCTGTGAGTCCTCTCTGGACAAGATTGATAAGATTGCCCCAATGATAACCCTCTTTAAAGACTGTTATCTCATGTGCAATAGGATCAACGGTATGAATGTTTATATCAGGGCGAACCTTTTTATCACGGATGATAGGCATTAAACCGCTCTCGATAACCAGCAAATCATCGCATCTTTTCCTGTTTGCCTGAAATCCCGAGTATACCGCCTGTATGATGTCCACGACATTATTCTCATTGACCTCTTTGTAATCAGCAAAGAGATTTTGTCTGCCGATATGTGTCATGTGACATCCCCTTATTCAACTACATTACCAAGTGTTACAGAAACAGCAGTAGCACCTGTGATCGTCCAGCGGACTACTTCTCTATCCGAAACAGAAGTTGCAAGGCTTTCATATCCGTCTGCGCGGAGCTGAACTACCTCTTCCTCTGTATCATTATCTATGCAAGTGACCTGCGCAGTTTTGAGCGCAAGTTTTGATAAGAAATCAACTAATTTCATGGCTGCCTCCAACAAAAAACGGCGCTACCGAAGTAACGCCGAAAACTGAAAGGAATAAATAAATGAGATACTATTCTATTCTTATTCTATATTGTCAAATATACGTTTTCAATAGGTCATTTGTGGTCATTAGTGTTCATTATTGACCATTTTTCCTCATCAAAGCGGCGCACCCATAGGCACGCCGCCATGAGAGGGGAATATCATCACTGCAAAGCAGAGACGAACTTTTTAAGTCTACCCTGTTTCAGTAAGTTAAGCAGAGTAGTATTCTGCGCGGCCGTTCCTGAGTAGTTTTTGATCCCATTTTCAACTGCGATCTTGCTTCTGTGCGCATAAGACGTATCTGTTTCTCCCACGGCCTTTAACGCCGCCACTATTGAAACAGTGTTGCCCGCATACACAGGATAATATACTGCCATATCCACAACGTTCCGCGCTGCGCCTGATATAACGATTACCGTATGTCCTTTTGTCTTTGTGACCAATATATCGCCCGTATATAATGTCATGCCGTTCGTATAATCAAATACGTCAAACAGCCCTGTCTTCTGCAATACGGCTTTCTCATTTGCGGTATTAAAGTTTCCCGCGTCGATCCCCGTCGCTTCCTTCACGCACGCTCTCACAAGGCTCGAACAATCACACTCAGTCTTTACCGCCGATGCCGTTCCGTACTGTATCACTCCAAGCCTGTTATTTTGGTCGTAGCCGAGGTTTTTGTTGTTACACGCAACAATCATAGCGGCGGCAATTCTAAGCGCCACATCGACGTTCTTAGGCCGTATAACGACCCATCCTTTAGATGATACATAAAACTTCTGCTGAGATACTTCACCCGAGTAATCGGGAGTGCTTGTCTGCTTGTTGTCTCCCGCAGTGCCGCCCGATATTTTTCCTTTCTCATCTATTCTTGCACTGCCGATATAAACCGCCACTTATATCACCTCTTTTCCCATAAAAAAAAGACTTACGTCTCTTCGGTTGTCTGCGCGGGAACTTTGTGTCCGATTTCTTCCGTCTTGTTCATAACAACGTTCAGATTTTCGTCTACGATTCTGCATACCGCCTTTATGGTTGCCTTATCATTCCAAAGAGCCGCACACACTTGATGCCATTTTACGATAGCTTTTTCAAGGTTGTCTTCTTGTGTCTTCGGAAATTCAGCTACGGTCACAAAGTTGCCGTCCGAACATTGCTGTACTGCATAATTCATTCCTTCATCCATTGTTTTTCTCTCCTTTATTAAAATCTTGTATTACAATTAGATACTCCTTTTATTGTAATTATATAGGTATATAATATAATTTACCTTTTACTTGTTTGCCAATAATAGCACTACCATCTGACCACTCTGAAAGATGAATATATACGCCTAATGTTACCTTTGATACAAATACGGTAGCAAGTTTATCATATGATGTATTATAAGGAATAAAGCAAACGGGCAAACCAATATTAGCACCTAACGCCGCACAATTGCCCGAACTATCTGTAGTACCGTCCACCTCAACATATGTTAATCTTAATGTCGAAGTAATAACACCACTTGCCATTGTTATATCACCTCACTTTAATTATTTACGGATATAAACTTTTGTTTATATGTAGTTTCGTTTCCACTTGAACGACTTACAAGCCGAAGCCCCCGTTATACTATAAAATGTTCGTTTTATGTTACTTTTTTTATGTTCCTTTATAGAAAACAACCGTTGTTGTCGTTCCCGCCGTCACACCATATTCAACCGACGAAATAGCACCACCGCTATATACTTGGATTTCCCATGTACGCCCAGAACCCGATGACGAAAGTACAGCTTGGAAATTGTCAAAAGCGGGAATAGCATCTGATGGAAGTGTGGCAATAGCACCCGCATAATTGTTCCCTATAGCAGATACTCGCAAAATAACAAAATCATTAACTATTTTACAATACGCACCATTTTGTAGTGCTATCCATTGTCCTCTTTGTTCATACGCTTCTTTATCAAGAGTCATCTCATCACCTCATTTCTGTTACATTCCTTACGAATATTGTCCAATTCCTTGTTTATCTCATCTTTCGTAAGATTTTTGTCTTTTAAAGCATTGATATAGGTTGCTTTTGCTATTTCGTAATATTCCTTTTCATTTCTTCCTATAATCGGCATTTTATCACCTCGAAAAAATCCAATAAAATCTTCTTTTCATCATGCGTAGTGTATGCCGTCTATCAGTATATGAAAACTCTCTGTCGGTTTTGTTTTTGCATAAGCCGTTACAGATGTTACATCAGTACCATCATCCATATCGAAGTAATCCACTAAATTGTATGCGGCACTCATAGCGGCAGTTATAGTAAGACCATTCGGCGGCACTAACCCCGCATGAGGTCTTTTATATGTGTTAATCGGGTTTAGCCCCGTTACCGTATTCGTATAATATCCCCCCGCATTTACCGTGGCACTCCAATTATTCTTATTGAAATACACATCTTCATTTACAAACTCCAATGTCCTTGCGGTAGAACCATTAAATGTAACGGGATGCTGTGAAGCCGAATAATCGCTCTTGTCTGTTATAGTCAGAGTACATCCCGTGGTGATATCCAACGCCTTTGTACTCGATGCCGCATTCTTCGCCATATACGTTCCTTTAAGCCTTATGTAGAACGTGGTTGTCGGCTTCGTCTTGGCATAAAGTGTTAAAGATGTAGCCCCTGTTCCATCGGGCATTGTCACCTCATCCACAAGTGCATAAGCGGCTTCCTGTGCGCTTGTTGCGGTTGTTCCGTCTGCTGAGCCTGTACATGATACCTCGAAGCCTGCATAGCTGTTATATGCGGATGTCGTTATGGTGTTTGTGTAATATCCGTTCGAATCGGGATTCGCACTCCAATTCGATGATGAGATAGTGTAACGCTCAAACCGATTAACGTATGAAGTTGCATCGAATTTATCCGAAAGAACATTACCGCCGCCATCAGTTATCTCGCCTGCGGTCATTACATCTCCGTCCCACTCAACTTCAAATGCGTTTGAACGGTCAGCGGCTGACGTTCCCGTACCATTTCCTATCTCAAACGCTGTAGTAGACTTTCCTTCGTTGTATTTACCTTGAACGTGCTGAAATGAATTACCTGTTTTGGTGTAAAGACCTTCTGCATGGGAAGCATTATGATTTGCTTCTGCTCGATTACCTTCTGCATGAGCGTAGTCACTACTTGCCGTGGTGTAGTTACCTTCTGCATGACCGCCTTCTCCACTCGCCGTTGTATGGTTACCCTCTGAATGGCTATATATACCACTCGCTGTAGTATAGAAACCTTCTGCGTGGGCTGATTGATTACTTGCAGTAGTTGTATTACCCTCTGCGTGAGATTTAAGACCACTTGCGGTAGTATCACTCCCTTCTGCATGACTATATGAACCACTTGCGGTAGTATCATACCCTTCTGCCGTAGCTTTCGTTCCAAGAGTCGTTCCTGACTTCTTTCCAGCGGTAACATAGTCACGGCCTTTAGCCATGTACTCGGCATCTACTGTAGTCTCGGTGAAGTCTGAACTATTCCATGCGCCCGCCGAATGAGTCGTAGTACATTTGTAGAATTTACCCTCATACGTTACATAAGCACCTACGGCATACGGAGTACGGTCTGAAAACGCAGGAGCGATAGATGTTATATCCGCAGACCCGCCACTACCGAACTCATCTGCCACAAGTGTCATAGTGAAGTGTGCGCTATTCCACGCGCCCGTATGAGCATAAGTACACTTATAGAGGCTACCATTGTATGTGACGTAATCACCCTCGTCATAGCTTTCAGTAGGATCGAACGGATCGGCGATATCAGACAAGTCTGCCTTGACATCGTTTAAGCCCCCTATCGCGCCCTCTACGGTCGTTTGAGGAACACCCCCTATAGTTACAGAGGATGAAAGGTCTTCTTTCTGTCTGTCGTCTAATGCGCTCTTTATTGCATTAAGCGTTGATTCAACTTGTGTATAGCTATGCCCGTCAATGGTGATAGCAGATGCAAGAGTCTTCAACTGTTTTTCACCAAGGGCTATACTCAAACCTTCTACATTATCTATGTTATATTTGTAAGGATCAAAAAACATTTTTGTTCTCCTTTATATTGCTATCAATGTATGGTTATAATTCACATAGGCATTTTGGGCTATCAGTAATGACCATGTTACGGTCGCACCCGCAGCAACCTCGACAACCCATATACCCGAATCAGCAAAAGCACGTTCGGGCGCACTTGACGGTTTATCTTCTGCACGATAAAGCGTTCCTGATAAAGTACGCCTTGCGCCATGTATCTGCATACCTGATAACGTAGGTTCGGTATCAGAACTCGAATATCTTGTTGCGTTAACAAAGATAATCAATATGCCCGCTTTGCTTGCTGTGTATGATGCAGAAACGGACGTTACTCTTCCCGGTGTCCATGTATTATCTGGGTTAGAACCCACCACCGTCTGCCAATCACCATGACCATTGGCATATCCTTGTGAGTATCCACTTGAATAAGCTGCGTTTGATACCGCAGTAGCATCTATGATCCCGTTGCCATCGTAATATCCTCTCGGTATTCCCGATTGTACGCCGCTTGCCCCAAGCACTATATTTGAACTTCCCTTATTTGGGATATTTCCAACTGCGCCGATGACAGAAGCGTTCGTAAACGACTTTCCTTCCAGAACGTCATAGATTTCTGCGTTGCCTACTTTCGCTTCGGCAATGCCCTGCAACCGTCCTCTTTCTTTTTCATCAGCCATATTCTGACGAGAGAATCCACCACTCGCCCTTACCATTGTTTCAGGCATTGTCTTTCCCCCTTACTTGCAATAAACGTGTATCTCTGAATTAGAGCCGACATAGGAACTAAACGTGACCACACAAGTTGAACGTGAGCCGCCCGATGACGGAGTGATCCTTGTTCCGGCAACAACTAAATCCTGCACTTTGCTTTCGGGGACATACACTTCTACATGGCCGCCCTCAAAGAAAAAAGCAGGATTATCGTTCGGAGCAGTAAGCGTAACTGATGTCTGTCCTGCCGGAAGTGTCGCAGAGACGTATTCATAGCAACGGTTCAACTCCGTTGTTATGGCATTAATCAACGCCGCGCCTATTATGTCGCCTTGCTGCTGATATACTGTCTCATCTTCAAACGACACATATCCACCGCTCTGCGTCATTGTGTACTTTCGTTTTGTTTCTCCTGATTGGAGTACATCATCTTTGTAATCTGTCCTTAACATACCCTACCTCACGGTTTGATGACGCTTCTCTCTCTGCCAAGAGTAGTCGCCATTCTATAGTTCAATGCTATTGCTACTTCATACTGCCCTTTGAGTTTTAGCGTTTCGCTCTCGATACGATTCAACTCCACATAGTCGGGAGTCAGACCATTGTCCATAAAAAAAGCGGCTGTGAATGAGCCGCCGATGTTTGATGCGAGTTGGCTTAACGCCTGTTCTATTAAGTTCCATTCCGATGCCCTTGGATAATCCAAATAAGTTTTATCCACTCCCATTGCGGGGTATGTATCAAACGCGATCAACTCCGCAAGGGATTGCACATAGGAGATATTATCTTTTATCCGTTTGTAATCACCGATATTGATAAAATCTCCTACAAACTTACCCTGATTATCATACGTCACCGTCCAATTCGTTTTCGGTGTTGTCCATGCCATTATCCCACCTCAACAAGTACATACAAATCAGAACTCTGCGCCACAAAGGTTGCGGTATAAGTAGACCCCGATACCAATTGTGATACGGGTGCGATGCCGTTGCTTGTTTTAAGCCTTATGGAAGTCGCACTTGCTATAGCATCATCCGTAATCGTTATAGTCGTATTTCCCGCTGTAAGTGTCTCTTGAAACACAGCGGCGGCAACATACTGACTTATCGCAACGGAGTTATCATAGATACCCTGCTCCATGTGATTCAGATTTTGTCTTGTTATGACCTCTTCGTGAGTCCAAATATGTTTTGTATATGCCATTACTTTATCTCTCCAACATCTACTTTTGCTATATCAACCTTTGCGTACTCGCGATATGATAATCTTCGTGCTTTAAGAGTTGATTTAGTCATACCTTGCGCTGTGTTTATCGTTCCATCGGTGATACGGACAAGGTTTCCTGCAACATAGTTGTTATCCAGATATATCTGATCGTCACAATCCAAGGCGGGTTCACCACGATACTCTAATGAATACTCCACATCGTCATCGTAGTAATCAGCCATCCAATCTCTGTTGGTTTCCGCCCATCTATCATTGTTTATCAGTATATTCTTGCAAGTTTTGTCTACACCGATATTTCCGATATTCTTTGATACCATGGATTCATTAATGTTTATCTTTCTTCCAAAGATAAGCACATTGAGTGAATCGTTCGAATATCTTCTTACAGCATTAAACTTAACATAGTATGCAGCGTCTTCTTCGCTCGCGACATATTCATACCAATTATATGAGCAATGTATTTTAAGATTTGTTTGCTCATCTAAATCTTCATTCGTGTATGTTATAGTGTTTGTATCATCTACACGTTTGTATATGGTCTGCCCGTTTGCGCTTGTTATTTCTATAGTATATTTGTTTGTGTTCCTGAATCTATAGTCATACGGGTCTAATTCGTGAACAAAATAATCATCATAGTAATAACCATAGTTCATCTCGAACGTTATAGAATCCCCGGGCGCGAGATCAATGCCGCTTTCAACGTCTCCCGAAATAACGGTAGGTCTTGCTTCGTAGCAAACACTATCTACAATAACGGGATCGTTGAAAAAGTATAAATTTTCACCTTCGGAAGCATCTATCGTAGCAATTTGAGATACTTCTGTCCCATGATTAGTCTCATAAAATTCGCATACAACGTTCTTAACAAATTCAGTAGTTCCCACACTTGGAGATGACATCAAATCGGTATAATCCAATTTGTATCCTACGTTATGAGACTCACTATCTGATAAACTCGGTGCAATAGTAAATGTACCATCTCTGTCTTCAAAGAAAATACAACGTCCTGCATTTGCTATAAGCTGCAAAAGATTCTTGTGTTTCTCAATGGGTAACGGTGCTGTAACCCAAAATTGAGTATCCGCAAGGCTCGAATCTATACTATAGTTAGTTATTCCAGCATCTTCGAAGACATCTTCTGCATAGTCATACAAAGTAAATATAGTAGCCCAATATCCGCTATAATAATGCCCTTTATAGTAGGTCGTATCCATAAATTCAAGATATCCGACCGATGTAAATGTAGCTTTCTGCTCGTCAGTAGTCCACGTTTTCAGATATGTCTTGCCGCCTTTGATTGTCTCAATAGTTCCATCCGGCAATTCACGTCCGTAATCAAAGTCTACTTCCTGCTGCTCTTGCAAGAAATGAACAAATGAGTGCGGATCATCGGCTGAAAACTTCCTCGATGTGTTATCAATAGTGAATGAAAACGTCTTTGAGGGAAGTTTATCAGACAGATGAGATACAGTATTCGTAAAAGATGTAGACAGCAAATCCTTATCAGAAAAATAGAAGCCTTTTCCGAAAAGAATCTTCTGAATCCTTAATCTCTGTGTGCCGCCCTTTAGTGATATCGGTATAATGGTGATATATGTAGAGTCCATGAACTCACTCTCACATGACCAATTACCATGTTCATCAACGTCAGACGCACTATACACATAAGAGTGTGTTCCCGCCTGTTTCCCATTCGTTATAGTGAACTCCAAAGGAATAGCATCATCATAGAATTTCAGCGTAAGACCACGGATATTACACGTTGTCCCAAAGGCAAACGTTATGGACGCACTATTCTGCACGTTCGGGTCTATTAATGCCTCGCTTGCCGCTCCCTGATACAACGCCCACTTTCCGTTAGGCGGGAATCGCATATTTCCATCAGCACGAAAGAAATTCTGCTCATAGGTAGCATATACACCCTCTACGAGTTCATTGCCCGTAGGTACTTTTGACCAATCTGTTACGGGAGTGCTTATCTGCGCTACTTTCTGCGCGGTACGATCAACAACGCCCAAATACACCCACACATACGACTTCTCACGAAGATGCTGCTTCTGTTCAGTTTTGTATGCTTCTGATGTCTGCTGCATATTACTCCAAAATACCGCAATCTATGATATTCACCTTGCAGTTTCTATAGTTCTTCGGTAATCCGTACCGAGGGGAATCAGGATTATCGTCAAGCCAATACACTTCTGCACTTCTATCGCCGGGATACATCTTTATCGTCTTCCACTCGCCGCCGCACATATCCCAGACTTTTGCCGTAACAAAGAAATTGCTGAAAACAGTCAACATCTGCTCCCACGTTTCTCCCGGCAACCAGCTCCAATGAAGATTGTTATATTTAAGAATGTCTCTACCAACCTTCTCGCCTATAACCTCTGCATTAGCATTTCTCGCACTGTTTACGGCCGTACTTATAATGATTTCCAATCCCGTACTCGGACAGGGAAACTCTATTCCATTTATCTCTAAAAAAGCCATTTTAAGCACCAAAAAAGACCGCCTCAGACGGTCTTTCCTTTCAGCTTCGCTCTACACTGATACACTATATTTTTTACTTGAACGGTTGATAGGTCGTACATCTCAGCGATCTCTTCAAACGTAAGACCGTCTATCTCCTTCGACCGCATAATCTCGCGGTTTCTCTTTGCGTGGTTCATGCCGACGATCCATTCATCTATCAAATGCTCGATCTCGGTACGACTATATCCTTCAAGCATAGCATTTCATTCCATTCTTATTCTATCATGTCAAACTATCGCACTCAATAGGTCATTAGTGTTCATTAGTGGTCATTCCTAACCATTTTTAGCCATTTATATAGGTATCTCCGTACTTTTTCTCGAAGTGTATGATACCCTTCTTCAAAAGCCTGCGAGTCTGGCTA